ATTCTGGGGGTGGGGTGCATTTTGGAGACCCCCCCCTATACCTTTAATATGGGTATTCAATTCAAATCTGGTACTATGGTGCCAATACAGCACAAACAAAGCTAAAAAGAATAGAACTTGAAATTGTTTCAATCAAATCTAAAACAAATTAGATAAAAAGAAATGGAAATGAAATGCTTAGACAAATGTGTAAACAAACTAGCTAAACTTTTACATTTAAACTAATTTATTTACACATTCATCAACTCAAACCAAATCGTTTTGGCTTTTGCATTGAACTAAAAGAGGTCTAAAGGAGTACTGAGTGGTTTTAGGGGGTACTTAAAAAGGAAGGATAGACATGGAAAATACCCTCTAGACCTCTTTATAGTTCTAATGCCTTGTAGACAAGCCAACAACTGGGAGGAGTTGTATGTTAAACAGCAGGACTGTTAACACTAAATTAAGCATCTATTTCACAAACTTTTTGCACTTTGGTGAATTTATGTAAAGGATCATTCTTTACAATGTAATCAATTGCTGATTCAGTGATTTTAATTTGTTCAACTTCATTTGAATCATCTAAATCATCATTAATTGTTTCAGCAAGTCGCTCACAACTAAAATGATGATTGTCTTGATCATAAACGTACCAATCGTCAAAATTGTCAAAAGGATTAAACGGATTGTCAATTGTTGTGAGCATAGATTTAATAATTTTAGCCATAAACTTATGCTCCTTTCAAAACTCTTGATACAGTTGAAGTAGAAACGCCCATTGCATCAGCAATTTCAGCAATTGTATAGAAACCATTGTGCATGTTGCGAATTTGTGCTTCTTGTGAATTGGAAAGAGCTCTTCCATTTGAAGGGGTTGCCCTTTCTCTAAGTGAGTCTGGATTAGTATTTTGTAGAATCTGTTCCAAACGATTGTTACTTATAGCACCGGCTTGTATAGCTGCCCATTCCCTATCGGTGAGTTTAATCTCCTTATCCTCTCTCCGTACACCCACCTGCGCCCGGGCAGTCTCTATGGCTATCTGGCGTATCTTCTTGATCTCTTTGGGTGTAAGATTATGATCAGCCTTAAGCTTCTCATTGATGATCCCTAGGGCTATGTTCTGGGCCCTAGCCTCCTTAGGCTTAGCCCGGAAGGCCTGGTCTAACTTAGCATTGAGGGACTCTACCTCCTGGGCATACTCCTTCTTAGCTGAGGGGCTATACTGAAGGCCCTTGGTATACATCATGGTCTTACGGGCTTCATTGGCCATAGCCTTAAGCTTATTGGCATAGTCGGCGTATAGTAACTCCGGCTCACTACGTATAGCAGATACCAGGGTACGTGCATCATTGGTCATGGCCATCTGTGGTCTGTCCTGAGTAGCAACCTTAACCTTACCAGTCTTAACTTTAATAGGTTTACCAGTGTCTTCATAGTACATTACATTACCATGCTCATCTTTTACTGGCTTGGTTTCTTCATAGGTTCTACCACTCTCTTTAAGTATGACAGCACCTTCTGGTAAGTTCTCATCATACCAAGGCTTACCAATCTGATTGTAGTGTATCTGTCCTTTAGTTTCAGGATAGGCTTTCTTGTTCTTTGCTCGTGACAACAAAGTTGATGCTCCACCAACATGCAATTCACCATTCTCATCGTATCTTCTCTGATACATTACTTTGAGTGACTGTATGTCGTTATCTATTTCAGACTGTTTCCAATCCAAGTGGTGTTTCTTTGCATCGATTACTGTCTGCGAGTGACGAACAGCCTTAGCTATGTCATCCATTGGAGCACCGGCAACTGTCATGTCTGTAATAAGATTAGTTACAACACCCATTTGAAGCTGGGTATTTCTTTCATCCAGAGGTTTAATGGCTACACCATTCTTATTAACATAGATCTTCTTACCGTTCTTATCATAAGCAACTTCAGTTGCGTACTCTTCTTTGGCATCATAGCCAATAAGACCTTTAAGTGGATCAGTATTATTGATCTTAACTTTATTGCCTTTATTGCAAGGTATTACAATAGCAGTATCACCATCAAAGTCTGCACCTGACAATCTATCAGCATTATTCTTATTAATACCAACAGCATCCATAGGCGTTTTGCCTAACACTTTAATAGCTTCGGCATTTCTATTATTTACTGTAAGTATAGGAATCTCAAACGTTCCACCATGAGGGAAACGAACCAGAGCAACCTGTTCACCATCTCTATAGTTAGGAGCATAAATCTCGTCATCTTTAAGAGATGTGATAGGAAGAATAACCTGATACTTCTGTCTAGGTAATGCTGATGCTTTAAGTTCAACTGCTTTTGAATCACAACTGGATGCGAACTTCTCAAGATAATACTTTCTTATAGTTGGATTGTCTATGTCCATAATGCTATTGAATTCATTTCTAACATCCTGAATAGAATAGTCCAACTGTTTCTTAATTAGTTCTTTGTTCTGTTTAGACAAGAACTGTGCAGGAAGATCTTTAGAGTATTCACCCCAATCTCCTTCATCATGTATCTTGTTTATAGCAGACTGTTTCTTTTCTCCAGTTTTGCTATCGATGTAATCAGACTGACCACCTTTCATTATTACAGCACCAAAAGGATTCATTTGATCAATCTGACCTTTATGAGCAGGGTCTTCTTTCATTGGTTTAAGAACACCATTATCACCATCGATCATCTTTTTATTACTATGCTTATTAGTGTTGAACAAAATATCAACACCATCAGGCATATCCTTGCCGTCTCTGTAAACTGCCATACCTTTTAAGTAATGAGTTCCATCGACGGCAATTCTTACCTGCGCATAGTGTGAATCACCCAGGCTAAGATCCTCAACACCTCTACGAATTTCAATAACTCCATCCTTTTCGATTCCACCTTCTTCGGCATACACAACCTTTACTCGGCTTGAGTCTATTGATACAGGAGGTTTAGGGGCATTCCACGTCAATCCGGCATCATCTGAATGATACTCGTTAATTGACTGAATCTCGCCAGCATCTCTAACCTGGAACAATTCCCTATATTTTTCTTTCTGAGTCATACCTTCAGGAAACTTAGCAGCGACAACTCGAGTTGTCAGCTGTCTACTATTAGTAGCCTGAGGTATTTTTAAATTCAAAATATCATAGCCATCGCGACGCATAATCTCGAGAGCTTCTGACATTTTGTTTTTGGTTATACCAAGATTACCATCAACATCGGTAATTTCTTTCTCAGTTCCTTTACCAACATCAATATATTTCTTAGCTTTAACCTGATCTTCCAAGAATTTAGCAGTAGCTTGAGCCTGAAGAGGCTTAACATCTCGATTACTTTCAAGATAGTTTCTTACGGTTCTATCTTTAATTCCTGTAATCTTCTCAATTTCAGCAACAGTCTTTCCTTCTTCAGCAAGCTTTTTACACCAAGTAATCTGGTCATTCTTACGTTCATTCTTGGCAACTGATTCCCAAGCTTTAAGCTGAGTCATAGTACAACCCATAGCTCTAGCAATCTGCTTGGTATCAAGTCCTCTTTTACGAAGTTTGTCGACTCTTCCGAGCCAGTCAGCACTTTCATGCTGATAAGGATTCTCACCAGAGCCCCAAGGATATCTACCAGAATGTCTAGGAGTTCCATAGTGCTCTAAATATAAACCCTCTTCAAGCTTTTCATAAGCTTCATAGCTTTCATATTGATCACTCATTATACTGCTCCTGTCATTTCACATTCTCTAAGAGTCTTGGTAAAACTTATGGCTTTATCCATAATTGGAACAATATTCTCAACAGATGGCTCAAATATGTTCACGTCATCGTTCTGATAGATACGTAACTCCATCTGAATATCACTGGGCTTAACATGATACTCAAGGCAGAACAAAGCAGCATACACTTCAAGCTGTTCCATGTGTGTAGGTGTAACACCAGTTTTTAGATCATGGATTCTTAAGAATCCTTTCTTCTCATTGAACTTGATTGCATCTGCTGTTCCAAAACAATATTCGCTATAATATAAAACGACTTCAGGAGTCATTCCAAAACCGATTGCATCGTTTACATAATTAGCAATATTAGTTGTGCCTTTAAGTTTCTGTTTAAGTTTTATGCACTGAGCAGCGAAAGCATGAAGTTCTGTTCCTCTTTCTGTTGCTCTATAATTCCTGTAAGACTCAAGTACTTTCTCATCAGAGTAATTAATCCAATGATACTTACTTGCACCAAGAAAGGCATGACACCCTTCAAGATTTGAATGATCGTTCCAAATCATCTAGTACCTCCTCTTTGTTCTCAGGAAATATAAATCGACTAAATGACATCTTGTTCATCTTGTCGACATAATAATCCTGATTTGGTTGATGCTTGCTAGATGATGTTCGCTTACATTCAAGAGAAGCCCAATGTTTCTTATGCAAAACTAAAAGATCGGGAATTCCTTGAATATAATTTGGATCATTCTTAAGAACCATACATCCAGGAAACCGATCTTTAATATCTTTTATTAATTCTGCTTGAAACTTTCTTTCGGCTTTCTTATCTTGCCTTGTCTTACTCGTTTTCATTGTTTGTCTCCTTCCCAAAATCCAAACAAAAAGAAAAGAGTATAACTATATAAAATATAGACATCTTTACGACGTTTTATCTACTCTCTCCATAAAAGGGTAAGATTTTTTTGCGAACATCAAAAATTTGTGAAAAATAACGTTCTGCCTGAAAACCTACTTTTATTCCTATATCTTTATATTTTTTATTTTTTTATTTTTATAGTTTTATAGAAAAAAAAACAGGTTTTTAGGCAGAAATCGCTGAAACCCGCATGGATACTGGGCTGCAGCCCGCCTGTTTTTTCTGAAAAAGTAGGCGTACGCCTGTTTTTCTGACAAAAAGTAGGCAGAATTTTGCCAAAAATATCAAAAAACCTAAAACAAAAACAGGCAGAACCTATTTTTAGGCAGAAAAGTAGGCAGAGATTTTGTGATAAAAACATGACAAAATAACTACCAAATGATAAACGAAATGGAAAAAAGAGAGGCTGATATTAAAATATCAACCCCTCGATAACGATCAATTTACCGTTTGAGTAAGCCCATCGACGACAAAATTACTGTCGTAGATTCTCCGGCCTGACGTCGTTCTGCAAGTTCTACCTGCTGCTGATTGGTCATAGGACGCTTCAACATCACCCAAGAACCTGTTACCGGATCGTATTTCTCAAGTTTCCTGCGTTTTTCCTCACGGTGATCATCAAGCTTTCGATCTACTCTGCCAACTAGTTTTGCTGCACCAGTCGCACAAGCGCCTAAAGCCGTGATACCTGCGATAGTTTCGCCAGGATGATCTGCACACCATCCAATAACATTCCTCACGGATGACTTAATGTCCTCAACCTTCTGCTTTGCCTTGCGTTTAGTATCTTCCATCTTGCCTTCAAATTGTTCTTTTGTCATTTTATATACCTCCTACAAATATAAATAACAACGTTACCATTAAAGACTATGAAAAGTTTTCACGAAAAGGAAAAGGGCATATTTCAGCCCTAAATTCCTTCATACATATTTAGTTAATTGATCTTTTCTTAGTTTTATCCAACCTCTTTCTAATAACATATTCATTACAGATTTTCCTGTTACTGGTACTATCCAAAATATAAATCCGTTAACATCAACACGTTTAGCTAATCTTACTGAATTAGTACCTTTAACCGCATAAAAATCTTTCATACACATTCCATCGATTAAATGCCAGTTATCAGTAACCATCCATTCTATTTTATCTAAACGATTGTCAAAGAATCTTTTTGATACCAAATTAGAATCTGTAAAATATAAATCATATAGTTTGTATTGTAATTCCATAATTATCACCTCCATAAAAAGGCGTGAAATAATTACGAAATATCTTTACAAAACGCACTTTCATTAAAGTTCTTTTTATTACTCAAAGCTCTGCTAATAGCTAAATCAATGCCTGAATGCGATTTAAAGTGATAATAATATAAATCTACAAATGGCGTATTAAGTCTATCAATTCTACCAGATGCTTGTTCCGTTTGCTTATAGCTGTAGCTTTGTGAGAAGAATATGATTGTGTCTGTGAGAACGCAGTTCCATCCTTCTGACCCAGAATTGTATTGCACCAAATACACCCATCTAGAATATCCAATAGGAATTTCTTGGTGTTTGTGTCCATTCCATTCTGCCAAGTGAAATATCCTTTGGTCGCTTGTGAATTCACTATTCTTAGTTTCAAAGAAGCCTTTAAGTAGATCAAGTTCGTAATCGTAGTTGTAGAATATAATGATCTTGTTACGCCGTTCTGCAATTTCATATACTTTACTAAGTCGTGCAGGGTCCGAATTAACAACTCTCCTGAGCGTATAGCACATCGCTCCAGCATTTTGTAATGGCTCTTCTTTAAAGATGTCCCAGCGATCCTTAAGTATACGCTTATAATCCACAATCGAATACGGACAATAAATATCTTCATGATGTCTTACCGTCCTCCTTTCAAAATCCATCTGAACCAGTATCTTACGACGTAGCCCATTCAAATATCCAGTGTGTACATAGCCATCGATCTTAGGGAAGTCTGTGTAACGGTTCCATATAACATGTTTCTGACAGAATTCCGTACGATTTTTATAGAAACCATTAGCTATAAAGATAGGAATATAATCTTCCCAAGAATCTCCAGGCGTTGCAGACAATACAATCCATTTATTGTTTTTTGCTATTTTCAGAAATGCTTTTACCCACGCGCCTTTTCCAGTTATACGATCCTCATCAAATATAAAGAACGCACCGGTTACTTCTGCATACTTTTTAATATTATTCCAACTATCAATCTTTTCTGCAGAAAAATGAAAAGGCAAAAGCTCTTCTTCCCACTCAAGCTCATCACGCTTTTTAGCAGTGGTAATAATATAAAGTGGGACATTCTTACCTATTTTTAGGTCGTAGTAAGCGAGTGAGGTCCGAGATTTCCCAGACCCCACACCGCCAGCAAGTATACAACCATTATGAATATTGGGTAAAGCCTTTTTCTGATGGTCGTATAACTCTACCATACTTTACTCCTTCTTAAAATTACAAAGCCATTCATCCAGTTGTTTAGCACATTCCGGACAAAGATCGAAATTAAATTCATTTCTACCAAAACCTTTAAGATACGATGATGTCCCTCTAATAAAAAATTTTGTAATTTTATGAATAAAGAAATAAGGTTCATCAAGATCATGCTTTTCACTCATTTCTTTGCCGCATCTGTCGCATGTAAAAATACGTCTTTCACTCATTTAAATCACCTCTCTTTGCTCCAAATGTTATACGCTCGATACCATGGTTATCTTCAGGTTCTCTTTCACCCTTCAGAATATCAATCATCTTCTCGTAGCACTCGATCTGCTGCTTAAGATTATCAATACATGCTTCTTGATTAGCAATGATCTGCTCCTGAATATCAATCCTCTGCTCAAGATTATTAATCAATGCATTTATATCACGTTCTGCCATTACCATTCCTCCTCATTCCTTCTTCCACACCTTTTACATACGCTGCGTGCTCACGATCATAAATATCAATCATTTTCTGCTTCGTGAATTCGAGTTTAGATAAAACAAATTTAAAGCTATAATTCACAACCTTACAATCCTTCTTATCCAATTCGTTCACAATCTTAATATCCGATGCAGGAACCACATAAGGCCTGTCCGTCATAGGTCTACCGTCGTCCTCAAATACTCTTACTTCTGCGTACATATTGTCTCCTTATTTTCCAATTGCTCCAAATCAGAAGTACTCTTATCCTGCGGAATATAAACGCCTGCTGCATTCTTACGAAGGTTAAGAGGTTCCGGCTCATCATCGATGGAAAGTTTGTCGTTATCTTCGAAAGACGTGCATCCTACCTTTTGATTGTGTATCGGAACGCTATAATATTTACAGCAACCAACTCCGGTATTAAGATCCATATGCTCAACATCGAAATACTTGCAATTACCGCATACTTTTCTTCTAATACCGGGAGTAAACATTGCTTCAAGTCTTTCCTCATCAAACTTAGCATGATCCTCGCGTTCCGCCTCAGTGAATGTCTCAATCAAATGTGTAAGATACCAAACAGCCTTCTTCAGATCCTGAACACCATTCTTCTTTTTCCATCTCAGAATGTACTTAATTGCATTAGCAGTGCAGACTGCTTCAGTACCCTGCAAGTCTTTACAGAACTCGTCAATAATATCAATAACCTCATACTTACCGCTTTTATAGTGGTCCGGGTGACTTACCATTTTATCGTTAGTTTCGTAGCTCATTTTGTCTCCTCTCTTTCTGCCTTCTTACTTCTATCTTCGCCTTTCCTAAACCAGCGCTTAAATACATGATAGTAATCTCTTTCGTTACCGAATACCTTCTTACATACTGCCATAGCGAATCCCTTTTCTTTGTCATAAGGCTCGCCATCCTGAGTATGCACAACAGTTCTGGTTCCATCATTCCAGAGAATAACAGTAGCAGGATCGTCGAAGATAACCTTGTCTATTTTTGAGGAAATAGTCATAGGAGCATCTTTATGAAGACCAGCACCATTATTAAATGCCCATGTTAGAGCAGCTTCCGTCTTAGCCGCTGTTTCTTCTTTAAAGGTGCTATCCATATCTCTATCATATCTAACAAATCTTCTGGCGTTACGAAGCATACGAGTGATTTTATCGCTATAAGGTAGCATAAATCTAGCATTAAGAGCCTGTCCAATATTATACAAAAATGTACACTCGAGATCTTGCCAAGTCTTATATCTTATGACCCATATAGCCCTACCATTCTTATATACTGTTACAATATACGGATCAGCATAACCATATTTATTTCTTTCTATTTTAACTGATGCACCAATCTCGTCAAATGTCATAAAATAGATATGATCTTCCACACTCCATTTCTCGTTTATTGATTGAATACATCTTATACTGGTATCGTCGGGTCTCTCCTTTTCAATTTTCTTTGAGGCATACCCATCAACCTTAACTTCAATCGTATCATCACGAGAAGTGGCGTTGGTTTCTATATGTGTAACAGTCATTACCTTGGTAAAAGTTCCGTCATCATTTTTTAAATATAATTCTCCGCTTACAAAATTAGAGTTAAGAGTAGTTCCCATTTTCTGTTCCCCTTTCCATATACCTTCATACTTAGGATAAAAATCAGATATATCCATATCACAATATTTGCTATAATAATCTTTGTAACCTAATCCAGGATCTTTAACGGTCCAAGCCCAACCGCCTTCCATATTAATTACCTCTTCTTTTCTTTATTCATGACATCATTAAACTCCTTCATAGCATCTAATTCACCATTCATAGCGGTAACTAAATGTTTACGAATTCTTTTTATAGCTACCTCAAAACCAAATCTCTGATTTTCTCCTTTCTCGGTAAGCTTAGCGAACTCGAGTTTACGGGCATCATCGAGCTCCATCATATCCAAAAGATGCATAACATCATCTAAAGTTCCAAATATCATTATGTGAGCAAACTGATCAAGAACCGTTTTCATTTCTTCAGGAACATTATCTGCTAACATATCAAACAACTGATCCTGAAGTTCATGTGCTGTGTTATTTTCCATCGTCTACCTCATAATTTAAAATATCATTCGCATTGTCAGTTATTATTGCTTCACATTCAGCTTGTCCTCCTCCAAGCTCTTTATAAATATGGTGAACTGGTTCGTCATTGCAAATATAAAAGAATCCATCGTGTTGATGAATCCTAATCATAGCAGATCTACATAAAGGACATATTGGTGTATGGTATGTTATTACATATTGCATAATATCTCCTAAAAAGAAGAGAGAGGACATTAAGTCCCCTCTACTTCTCGACTGTAGTACTTGGTCGGAATTAATTCCCAACCCAATGATTCCATGTACTCATCACGATTATCGATTTGCACTTTGGCTGGTTTCATCAAACCTACGATATAGAATTCCTGCCACTGCATAACATGAACTGGGCATCCGTCATTATCCTCTATCCACAAACCACTGACCTGTTCGATCGTTTCCGGATTTGTGGTTATATACCAACGTCTTTCCATATTCTTAATGCGAGAGTCACAATAATTCATTACGTATTTTGGTTTGATTTTAGCAAACCTTTCCTCATCGTAATCGAGAGTCAACATCTCTTCAAGTGTCATAATTGCCTCCTTTCAACTGGCACTACCGCCATCAAAGGAGATGAATTATTTACGAGGTTTTGCGGTTAAAGCTAAGTAATATCTTGCTCAGCTTCTCATAAGATCCCTTAATAAGGCCGGAAGGTGTATCATCGATGAAAGATATCATACAAGTCTCAGGGTTTTCCTTATTTTCAACGATCATTCTTATAGAATTGGTGTTGATTACAGCCTGGATCTCTTTGGTTTTATCATCCTTACCAGTGGCTACGAAAGTTACGGACATAAACATATTTATTTTGCCTCCTTTTTTAACTTAGCAAGTTTTGTAGCAATGTCGACAAAGCAATCATTGCATACATGGTATGTATCACGGAAGTTTTCTATTTCTTCATGAGTAACATAAGTTTCATATAGTTTCTTGTGACATTCACAGCAGCAAACGTCCTTCTTGATTAACTGTACAGTCTTCTGATCCTTCTTTTCAAAAAATCCCATAATTTAGTCTCCTTTTAACATTTCTTCAGCGAATTCTTTCTTAATAAGTTCCTGCACCAATTTGGTGACATTTAGATCTTTTTTCTTCATAAGATAATGAAGTCTTATTTCATCTCGTTCGTCGAGGCGTATTGTGTGTTGTGTATAAAGTTTTCTTGGTTCTATTTTCTTTTTTAAAGGCATATCATTTGAACTCCCTTTTGCTGAAATAATGTCCGCCATACTGAAACAGTGGAATCGGACCATTATAACCATCAGCACAAAAATATAAAGCCCCTTCTGATTCATCCCAACCATACATAATCCACGTTAGAGCAATTCTGCATTCGTCGTCCGGAGGTACCGAGCTTCTTAGTGCAAATTGTCCAGGTTTGATAATATCACAAAGGGCTTCTCCATAATGACCAGATATCCATCGATTAATGGCCACACGCATAACTAGAGCCTTTCCTTTTATTCCTTCTCCTCTAGCTTCTGCCATGGCCATATTCATCAACTGTTCAATATCATGGTCTGAGAATATAAATACCGGTTGTACATAATCAGGATCACGGATTATTACTCCACGATCTGTATATACAACCGGCTCATCAATCCATTTGAAACCGCAAAGGACGTTAATCGAGAAAATCGTCAAGATCAAGATCGTCAGAATCCTCATCATCTTCGTCGTCTTCTTCTTCACTTGTATTCTCCTTGTTATCCGGCTTTAGAATATCAAGACATTCTTTAAGGCACTTATTTATGTCAGGAAGAACATCAAGAAAACAACGAAGACCAAAAGCTTCAAGCTTTTTAAGAGTTTTAGCAGTCTTGCTTTTTCTGTGCATTATTACTGCATTAGCGATGACTCTCTGAATGCCGATAACGATAAGAACCAGAACAAGAATATCAAGAAGTACCCAAAGCATTTCGTGTGCATAAACAACCATCATAATTTTGTCTCCTTTTCTTTTTAAATATAAAAGGGGCCAGCATGAAGCCAGCCCCAATGGGTTTAGAATATCAATTACTCGGCGTCATCAAACTCGTAATCGCTTACGAATCTGCTGCGGGCAAGAGTGAAATATCCTTCATTACACCAAGCCTTAACCATATCACGGTTCTTGGTAGAGTTCCAGTAAGGCTTACCGTTGTTAATTACGATATCTGCCTTGTTGATATCGGCAAGATCGATCTCGCATATGGAATCCTCATTCATGAGCAGCTTAGCTCTGTCAGTAACCATGTAAAGCTTAGGCTTAACAGCAGAATTATAAGATACGGCTACCTGGAGTCTGTACTCGGGTGAATCACCTTCCTCACGAGGAGGTCTTACAGTTACGTTGTAGCCGATCTCAGCAAGTTCCAGACCAAAGTCAGGATTAGTGACCTTTTCACCGTTCCACCAAATATCACTCTTCTCGGGATCAAGAATGACAGTGAAGTTACGATTACCCTGGTCATTTACAACCCTCTTTGATCCGTTAACGATAGCAGTCTTCTCCTGACCACTGAAGTTCTTGTAGCGAATCTGTGCGTTTGCGATTTCAAGAATGTTACGTCCGTTAAGTGCCATAGTTTTGTTCTCCTTTTTATTTAAATGGTAACTCAAGAGGGACCTCCTTATTGGTAAGTCCCTCATAGGTATAAGGTTTTGAGAGATCCAAGAATGCCTGACAATCACCATACACAATGATTGCATTCATAGCTTCATGAACCATGTTCTCATAGTAAGAAATATCAATATCATCTTCCTTACCAAGTGTTCTAACCATCTCTGACTCAAGCCAGTGATAGCCTTTTGTTCCTGCTAAAGCATAGTACTTGTCATTGTCAATGCGATAAAGAATGCCCCCATTTTTTACGGGACAGAACTGGCCAACTCTTCCGACGAAATGCAAGTCCGTTCCGTCTTCATAGTCAATATAAATCGCGCCTTTAGATACAGCTTTTGTTTCACATAAGTCATCGAAAGTAATTTCTTCGTGGGAAAAGAGTGTTTTAAACACATAAGGCTGCTGGAACTGAGCGCCAGTTGCCTTCCATCCCTCTTCCGTATGACCAATAAATACTGCGTCATTAACAAGGCATATACGATCCCATTCATCTTCCAACTCAAACGAATATCCATAGCATTCTCCAAATCTCATTACGAATTTCTCTATAAATTCATCTGGATTAGCTATCTTAATCGAGTCGGTCTTGATGTGAATGACCTTATAACCAAGTGACTCCACGGCAAGCTGAAGATCAATCATTGTCAAAGCACCACGCTTAGCGACAATATTGTCAATATTACGAGGATCTCTGAAAGGATTCTCGAACTTTGCACTTGTCAATCCATATACTGAATTGATTGCTGTCTTCAGTGCGTTTGCCAAGTTCTTTGCCTGCTTAGGATCGGTTAAATATTTTGCAAGTTTTCCACCAAACAACTTACTTGCTTTGTCGAAGTCTTTGTGCTTGATGTGGACTCTCGTCTGGACAAGTTCTCTGAACGTATCTGTATACTCTTCACCGAATAGCTCCTCGGCTAATATACTATGTGGATGCATACTTGCCACATCGAATGTCTTAGCATGACCATATGTGCCGGGGTTTGCATAGACTCTACCACCTTCACCGACTTCATACCCACGATAGGTGCTTACACCATTTTCGAAAGAATATCCATCGAACCATACCTGGCCCTCAGGTTTCTTATCGGTTTTTCCTGTGGCGTAGTCCATGACATCGGACCAAGTGAATGCTGGTCCTTCAGGTTTTTCACCAAGGAATCGATAGTTGAACTGGGACTGGGGCTTACGTTCATGTCCAAATATCAATCGAGTTGTAAGTGTATTAGTAGTGTCATTTACTGTTCCACCGGCAAGATCTGCTAAGATCTCTCTTGCTAAGAAGTCTTCCTGTGTAGCATCCCATACTGCTTCTGTAGACATGACGTCGTTATCACAATACTCTGATACCTCGATCCATTTTTCTTCAGGAACAGGCTGATCCCAAGGAAGTCCAAGCTCCATATGCTTAATACCAAGCTTGATCTCCCATTTCTTAAGGGACATCTTATTCGCTGCTGACATGTAATCATAAATATCAGTGTAGCTGACATTGTATGCGTCTTTAAGGAACGCATCCTTATCTCCTGCTACAATTCTCTGTGACAAACGATACAACTGCTCTTCCGAATATCCCATCATTCGAGCATAAAGCATGTGGTTGTCATATCGCCTACAGTTGAAGCCTATGAGCTTGTGATGCATAAGCTGTTCGACTTCTGATGGAGCTGGATTAATCATTCTTATGATTGGCTCACCTTTACCTTGTCGCTTCCAATTTATTAGGAAGAGATTAGGAAAGACTTCACAGTCAAAGAATATCAATGTGTCATCCAAAGGTTCTGGAGCCGGTTCATCCAGCATATCGTCGTCCAAGACTTCTTTTGATTTAAATTTCATTTTTCCGACAACCTTGACACATTCGTCTGCATGATGTGTGCTATTTGCTGCGAAACCTAATATAGCCGTTCGCATATCTGACACATCGTATCTGACTCCTGACTCATAGGCGTCTTCCAATATTTTGTAGATGAAGTCTATACTAGGCTTAGTCGCCGGATGAATATCTTTCACCAGGTTCTTTTTGATCAACGTTCGTATAGACTTTTCGTTAGCTAAGCCTGTAAAGTTAGTCACATCTTTGTCTCCTTTCAGTGGCAAACCCGAGCTTATTTTAGCTATAGGAAGATTGTTACATTTACTTAACTGTCTTCTCAGACTGCTATTTCCGTTAAACACTTTTATTTCGATATGTTCTTCATAAATACTTGCTAACTTTGTAGGATCACCAGTATAAATATAATGCAGATGTATGCCTTGACCAGATTTAGACAACTCTGCATATGTGGGTGGCCATTTAGCAGCCGCTTCGAGATTCAGAGCAAGAGACTTGTTACCATTCTTGTCCGGAATATCAAAGTCTATAACTATATGATCTGTCGGGACTTTTACATAATGCAATTTGGAAGTCTTTAACTCACCAAGTAAGGTTGTATTATTCTGCCATTTTTTGCTAGGAATTCCTTCAGCTGTCGCATACTGAGCAGGGTAATCCTTTGCTATTAGATCAAACACAGAATCATACTCACCAAATCGAAGCCAAGATTCATCGTCTTTTTTTGTTTTCACTTGTGGTTTGTCGAAATTGAATTTGAAACCAGTGTAGCAATTGTATGGGCGTTCTCCGTTATCCAGTTGCAAACGTTCATGGAACTCCTCAAAGTAGTTCTTGAGTTCGTTCTTAAATACACGCATGCTCATAGGATAATTAACACGAGCCTCTTCACAATATTCCTTGTAAAGAGTCCATGCCTGTTTGAGAGTCACATACTCCTGCTTTGCGAAAATATCAGCTGAATCTTCGATGTAGTTGTAGAAATCGTTAGATTCGCCCATCATATTAATAGGAACATACCCTTCATAATAATCTGGATCTGCTAAATATACTTCGCGACAATGATTCGCGATTCCACCAAGCTCAAACTGTACACCTCCAACGAGTTTCTTGTACTCCTTTATTGGTATTTTGTTACCACTTGGGTACACATCGATAAGTCGTCTCATTAAGCCCGACTTAGCATCCGTTATCTTTACTGGATTGTTTGTTCCCATGAATATAAAACACTTGAACTTGTCAGTATACAATTTACCGTACTTTGTGTTGACTGGCATTTCTTCATGCGAAACTAAAGCATTCAATCTGGTATTGTCTTCTATTCTTGAAAGATTACCATCAAAGTCTATCGCGACAAGAGGATTGTTCTTAAACGATTCCAAAGCGAATGATGCATTGGCAGAGCCCAAGGCTTTAGCCTCGAAAGAACAACAATATCCATCAAACAGACTGGCTATTATTTCGAGAATTGTACCTTTACCACTACCTGCTGAACCATACAGAACTTCAAACTTCTGTATCTTCTTCGCTTCGCCGGTTATGATCGCACCTATTGCCCACTCAAGCTTGTGGAGCTCTTCTGCAGAATATAAAGTTGTTGATAACGTTGTGTAATTTGGAGTCTCTTCAGGTACTAAAGAATATGGAAGCTTCTTACTTGCGTAGTCCGATCGTTTTGTAGCAACGTCCGCAAATATAATTTTTTCGTCTAAAGAATGAAAGTGATCACGCATCTGCTTTTGACAATACTTATGAAACCTGTCTATGGTTCCCGTATCTGCGTCCCACATATACATGATCTTTACATTCTCGCCACGACCTTCGAATTCTTTAGCATGTTGCTGATAGAAAATATCAAGTTCTTTGTCAATTAACTTTCGAGCAACATCTTCGTCAGTAGACCACAAACCAAGTTCTTCGTTCCAAATTGCATAGAAATCCCCTCCTCTAATCATCAGATCTTTAGAGGAACCTATTATAAACTTCGGGTATATTTCGACAGTCCCGCGTTTGGGAGAACGCATGGCAACCATCATAAAATCTAACATTAATACACCTCCGGTTTATAAATATCCATCCATTTCTCCGAGATACCAATTTGCTTGCATCCATATCTCTACATTTCTTAGATCATCGAATGGCCGTTCTAAAACAAATAGACCGCCTTCTGATCCGTCAGGTTCATACTCACGGTCAAGAAAACGGTCAACGCACCATTCTGCTGTTGAAATATCAAAGTTATTATCGTCGAGTCGACTTAATCCTAGATTAGTAATCATTGTCCAGAACCATTGACCTGTTCGATCACCAGAATCATAATCGGTCATGATCTGGTTCTCTAATCGTAACGACAATGCTATAAGCATTTCTAGTACTGAGCATGGCTCTTGTAAAATATCATTACTGCAACCATACTTGTACCTTAGATCAATGCCGTCTAAAGCACGATTACGATCCATAGGAATGTACTCGGACCAATAGAAATCCCTAGAATATAAATACTCAAATAATCGACGATAACCTATTTCATTGTATCGATCTTCATAAACCAAGTTACAGATGGATTTAAAATATTTAGTGGATCTGGACAAGTTCATCGTCATCACCAAACCTTTCATCGATCACGGTGATGTCATAAATTGCCTCTCTCTCTTCATTCAGAATATAAATACTTTCTCCATCTGACTTTCTTATGTCATCGATACCGTTCATACCGATCCAATCAGCGTAGTCCTCGATGATGTTTTCAGTTTCGTCATCAATAAGGACGTCGTCAGAATATAAAGTAAGACCTACAATTTCGTAGTCCTTACTATAATGCTGTGCTTCGGATTCGGTTATGATCTTAATGGGAACATTTCCGGCCTTAGCTGCCTGCTTCTTGGGTTTGCTTATTGAATTGTAATCGGTAGGACCAACAGGGGTTTCTTCATCCTGCTTAACCTTCTCTTCAAGCTCATGCATCATTTCCTGCTTTTTTGCATTCATTTCATCAAGAGCTTTTCTTGAAGCTTCGATCTTTTCGACGCGCTCGTCATACATGGTTCTGAGCTCATCGATCTGGTCATTCATTTTCTGCTCATACTGCTTCTTCGCTACCATGTAGGAAGACACTGCTCCTACAGCAATGCCTCCTACGAATGCGAGAATATCAATAGCCTTCATATTCGTCTCCTTATTTAATGAAGTCTCTTACGATTGATCCGCTGATGTTAGGACTAAGAATCGTAACATCCTTGAGAAAACCGGTTTCGGGATCTTTGATCATTACGTCTTTTGATCTAATGATTATTGCTCCATCATCAGACTCCTTATCCCAGCCGACGATCTGACCAAGAGGGATTAACGCCTCATCACGATTCTTAAAGTACTTACGTACATCATTGAGACTTACAAAGCTTACAAGACCTTTTTCGAAGAGCATCTTGTTGTACATATTCTGGACTTCCTGAATGTGATACGCTCTAAGCTCTTCAGACTGGTCATAACCAGGGTCACCAAACTCCCAAATAATATCATAAGGACAATCGAGATTATTTGGATTAACCACTTCAACCTTTTCAGTGATCTTTTTAGTTTTTCCATTTTCATCAGTGATTTCCTTTGTTATCTTTTCACTTGTGGTTCCCAGACGAATCTGCTCTTCTTTCTCTTCGCCAACCGCATCGATAACCTTGTTACGATATCTGTTGAAGGCATCTGTAGAAGCTGCAAGAGCTGTAGAGAGCATCTTATTACGATCAGTCATAACACGATGAGCACCAAAGAAGCACAAGAGCGATGTCGCCTCCATAAGTACAGGCATAGCAAACGTTCTTGCAAGATTCTTACCGGTACGAACATAAAGTTCAGCAAGATCTTTCTTATAGTCTTTCTCACTATAGTCGTCATCGTTGTTCTGAAGAGCAAGCTCGTGAGCCTCATTTATTGCTTCGGCTTCTGCTTTATGCTCTTCGAGATACTCCATTGCCTTAGGAGTCTGCTTAACAGCCTCAAATACTGCTGCTACAGAAGTTATAGTACCAACTACCATCATGATCTGAGGTGAGTACTTTTTGACTGTGGTGACCGCCTTACCTGCCATCGCAATCGCTTTACTTGGGATTGTGAAATTCATTGTTTCTCCTTTCAATCCATTATTTGTAATGCTTTAGGTAATATCAATATCGCGCCGCCTCTAACAGGTTTGCAACCTGCGCGATCAAGATTAACCCAACCAAAGTTACAATCGGTGTGCTCAGGTGTGATTCCGCAATATGAGAACATATCAGAAAGACGAGCAACACCATATTCTCTGAGATCATCCTCAAGCTGAGCAATGACCTTCTGAGCCTTAACAACACCACTTATAGATCTTCCATCCCTATCTACACTATCGGGAAGAAAAATATCATCATAAGATGATGCTTCAATAACTGGTCTGTCGTAATCTCTTGATGAAAATCGAGAACCTCTATTATAATCGGTTCTGGTTGCCTGAGTGCGTGGTCCTGGATTGTTGCTGAATCGTCCCATTGATCTACGAGAATATCCACCAACACCGGAACGCCAGTAATCGAAGATTCCCATAATAATGTCAAACACACCGTCTCTAATTCCAGGAACGATCATTTCACTGAGAATATAAGATCCGGCATTATCAACATCCTTAGGTATAAAACTGTCACGAACCATCTTGAAGAATGTTGGTTTGTGTACAGCATTCACACCCTCAATCTTCTCAACTTTTCTTTCAGACATAGGTCTCTGATTAGCAAGAGCCTTTTCTGAATTATTGGGTAAGCTTTCCATAATACTCCTTTCAAAGAAAAATTTGAGAGACTGATAATAAATATCAATCTCTCATGGAGGCAGCTCAACGATTAGTTGTTGTTATCATTTGTTGCATCTACTACTTCTGACTCTACGTACTCATCGGAGCAATCACTCATGTCGATGAGATCAGTACCGGACTGCTTAGATCCGATCTTGCTTCCTACGAAGATACCGAGTCCTATCAGCGCAGCGTTCTTAACGACCTTTACACTGGTCTTAAGAACCTTTGCTGCTGTAGGATGGTTCTCCTTGAAAGCTTCAGCCTTCTCTACTGCCTTGTCCTTCATTGACTTCTTCTCCTCTCCATAGTGCATTTCTGCTCCTTCGGGTGTTACAGTTGCCTTGTTAGTATTCTTGTTATCGCTCATGTTAATTTCCTCCTATTTGTTGTGAGCTGTTTTGCCTACCATTAAATGATATGAAATTTTTGCGAACTTTTAGAACCTCATTTTGGGTTTACAAGATAGTTTAACGACTGCACAAGGGCTGTCTAAATATCCAGGGCCATATGTGAACACTGGCTCAGCCCAAAGATCTCCGTTTTGGTACATACTTGATGTGAATACCATTTCATCACCAATTTCATAACCCAAAAGAGGAATATCAAGCTCAGAAAGCCAATCATTCGGTGTTAATTCATCTTCCCGAAGCAGTTTAGCTATGAATTTGTTGTATCTCGCTCTAACAGCATCAGGATTAGATCGAAAATATCTTCCAGAATAATAATCACAAAAAAGATCATTGCCATCTCCTGTGTTAATAATCTCTTCGGGATTGATCGGATGCTCTTCCATTACTTTAAGATCGGCCTTATCTTCGATTCGTTCGAGCTTTCTTTCTCCAAGCTCTTCCTTTACCGAATCTTTTAGTCGTACAAGTGCGTTCTCCGACATCTGATACGCTGCTGCCCATGCCGCCATTCGTCTTGCGTCTATATGACGAGCAAATATAATACAGCCTACTGATGCTGCGGAGAGAAGTACTGAAGGAAGATAGCATTTCCAACAATCCTTAACTTTGTCTTTGACTGTTAGTTCTTCGTCAAGCTCAAGCTCTTCTTCGTGGTTTTTCAAATATTCCATAGCTCGAGGTGTTTGATTAACAGCCATGATACCAGAAGCAATAAGACCAATAGTTCCTATTGCCGTTAAGATTTCAGGCCCGTGAGTAACTGTAAATGACTTCACGACCTTAATCATTCCATGAATATCCATGGTGTCTCCTTTCGATCAATTTTCTTCTTCGTCTGATTTCTTACCTTTGGCTTTCTGATAAATCTTATGTGAACTATCGATCACCTCAAGTATTCCCATAGCCAAACCAAGAATAAGCCAAAAATATCCATCTTTTTTCATTATTTACTCCTTTTTTCATGCAGTTACCTGCCTTGTCTGTGAACCTATATACTGATAATCCTTAGCAATTGAAGGGGGAAGAGGCCAAATGCCATAATGGATAACCCAAGTGGGTTTACCATCTCTTATATGAGGATCGTAAGAACTTGGATCATTCTCGGAACCACGCATATTCACTGGTTCTTCCGTAATTTCAAGCCAAGGATAGCCGTAGTTCTCAAGAATATCATCAACAAACCACTCGTAGTCCGCGCAGTTCTTATCTTCCATACAATCCTTAATTCCAGGGAACATATTACCAAGACTTATTTCACCATAGGTATTGATGTCTCTATTGGCATATAGCTTTGCAGACCAATATTCCTGCCAGGTCATCTGGAAATAAGTATCTGAAACTGTGTCATAGAACCATACGAGTTCAGTGGGATTCTTAGTTTCACGATCTTCCTTTGCTTCTTTTGCCGCCATCTGGTCGATTAACTTGGCCTTCTCGTCACCAAGAAACTTCTTAACAACAGTCTTGTGCTTCGAATAAGCCGCTGATACTGCTGCTGTAGTTGCCATAAGCGCCTTATAGTTCTTATGACCGATCACGCAAGAAGCGACACTGGCTGTTATCGACAAACCAAGAAGAACTCCCGTACGCCAATATCCTCTAGCGTAGTCCTTTAGTTTATCAGATAACTCAAGATCAGTTTCTCCAGATGGATCTAATTCAAGACGGTGATTGTCCAAATATTCATAAGCTCTGGGCGTATCATTCACCGCCATTACGACTGCTGCAATACTACTAACCACAGATACTGCCGTTAGTATTATTGGCGCTACATCTTTAATCCTCATTCTTGTCTCCTTTCAAGAAAATAGAGAGGCTTAAATAACTGCCTCTCTTGGATCTTAGTGAAATATCAACTTAACTACACCGATCAATGCTAATATTAATACCAATACTAAGAATATTGGTAATACATATCTAAATAGGATATATACACCTCCTACAAAGATAGTTACCGCTATTGCTATAGCTGCTATTATTACTAGCAATATGCATAATAAAGTAATCATACTATCACCTCCTTCATAATAGGAAGCGAAATTTTTGCGAAAAACTAAAGGAGACTGATAAATATCAATCTCCTCTATTTTGTTACGATTTACTGTTCTTCACAGATTCCTGTGACCAGTACTTTCCTGTGGGCGACGTTATTATTCCGTCTTTAGCCTCAGTCCATGATTCCCTGCTCATATTACGTCTGAAGTTTTGATCGTCTTTCTGAGACCACACTTTCAGGACAATACCAGTAACGATACCTACTATGATCGTTCCCCATGTCTTCGCTTTCTCAAGATTGAGTTTCTTCTTCTCAAGCTCTTTCTGCTGCTGCATGTTATCGATCTTAGTAAGAGTATCTGCTAACTGGCAAATCTCCTTACAAGTTGTTTCAGAATTCTCGTCGTTCTTCTCTACCTGAGCTCTGTACCTGTCTGTTGATTCGGACAATGCCGCCTCAAGTTTAATGATCTGATCCTCCATTTGAACCTCCTTAAACATTGAGCGTAACCGCTCCCATTATAGGATATGAATTATTTACGTTCTTTATTTGTAATATCTTTAGCTTTAATATAGTAGACTCGGCCGGGCTGCATCTCATCCAGATAAAGCTTTCCGTTTATAGAAAACTTTACATCTTCCGGATCAGACTTATCAATCTCAAATATCAATTCCGGATTCTGTTTATGAAGAAATGTGCAGAATCCATAAACAGCAAAGACAATAAGAACACAAAGAAGAATATAATAGATTGTAATCATATAGAATCCTCCTTATTATTTACATTACATTTTCTTCTTTTACTGAATTAGGAATTCTTATCTTATACATCCCGGTCTTTGAGTTCTTATAAACTTTCATACCCTGAGTCCACTTCTGATGATCAAGAAGCATCTTTACAGCATCTTCTTTCCTAGCAAATTCAAATCTCGAATAAGGAATCCATCTTCCCTCTCTTGCATGTCTCTCACACATTGCAAGAATGCATTCACCAGGCAAATATTCATCGCTATTTATAATGTTCATAAAGAAATCATACTGATCATTCTTTTCAGAAAGAAAAGCCTTAGCGGACGCAAAATCCTGTTCATGAACCATCTTAGTCCCATAAATCTTATCGGTATAACCTTTACCGTAGTCATTTACGGCCATCATGATTACTGCAGTAGCAAGAGATGTCGCAGCATCAGGCTTCTGTCCTTTCTTTCTATCAGTCCTCATCCCCTGAAGTTTGTCCCTGGATTCTATTACCATCTTCATTTTCCTCCATGTATTTAGTGTTTAATTTCTTGTAACAGTCCATGCAATAATGAACTTCTTTTCCATCAATTGTTTTCGTTCCAAAACTTCTAAATATCTTTCTACCAACAGAACCAGATACCGATTCATATAAAGGAATGCCACATTTTATGCAGTTTTCAGTAGTAAGTATCATGTCATAATTTCCTCCAAAAAGAAAAAACAGAAAGGTAAGACTGAGTTACAAATTACTTGTATTACTTAGTCTTCCTCCTTTACATAATCTCCGCACTCATCAACGTACTTATCCTCCTCCTCGAAGTCATAATCATCGTCGATCAAATCGACAACGTTTCCTCCGTGATTGATGTATCTCTCTACGTCCTCAAAAGTTCCAAGATTGTTTGCCATGTTGCTGTCCTCCTTGTATTATAAGTTAGCTTGTTTACATAGTCTTACCTTTCTCTACTACTTCATTAGAGGACAGCATTTTTTTGCGAAATATCATTCTTCCTTTTTCTCATCACTAAGGACTGCCTTCGCAAAAGTGACAATGCCATCAATCTTTCCAATCTTATAACCAATATTATAGGCTGTGCCAACACATACACACCATACTGCGAATTTAAATACTTTTTCCATACTTTGTTTCCTCCTTTTTAATCAGGTTCTTAGCTATTGCAATTGCGATTTTTGCATCTGGTTTATACCCAAGTTCTTTCTTTACTTGGAATAGGATGTTGCTATATGCCTTACCAGGACTATTTGCCCATGTAGCAAACTTCATGTGACCTATAAGTTTCTTTCCAAGAAAAACAGGACCATGATAAATATATTTAGCCCTTTCATCCTCTTTAACTGGTAAGAAACTTAATTGTCCATTTTTCTCTCTATAAAGTCCTTCCATCTCTCTCCTTTCTAAAATATAAAGGACAAGGCTATTAAGCCTCGTCCATTGATGTTACCATTCATCATCCTCTTTAAGCTGATTTGATGGGTTTGAAACATACTTGATAATCAACTTATTAAACGCCTCTGCAAATAATGCTTCACGAAAACCATGCCCATTATTAGTGCTTAATAATTTGTTACCAGAATTGGAATGTATTTCTTCCAAAATCGGTAAACTTTCATAAGCCTTCATAATATCGCAAAGTCCGTTATACAATTCTTTGCATTTATTCATATCATCATCAAGTATTACTCTTTCCTTAATCATATAATCACCTCCTTCATTATAGAAGATGAAAATAATTCAAAAAAGGACAAGGCCGTTAAACCTCATCCTTCTTCATAGATATAATCGGACATCTTGGACATTTAGTACCTTTACGACAATAAGCATCGACATCTAATTCTGCATATACGTCATCTTTATCACTTTCTAATAATAAACATCTAGCTTTATAGTCACCATAGTCACCATAGTCGCCGTCATACCATGTGATAAATCGACATCCGTTACATGATTCAGGAATATCAATGTCAAAATCTGTCTTTGTTACTATCAATGTTGCCATATCTAATCACCTCCTTCATTATAGGAAATGAAAAATTTAGAGGACAATATCGCTTGTCCTCTTTTGCGCCGCTGATTTCCCCTCAGCAGTAAAAGGTTGTAACATTGGTTTGGGTTCAGTGTTTAATACACCAGATCAAAAACCCGATAACTAGGGCTATTGGTAATATAGGTATTGTGTATAATCCTATAAATAACAATAGCACTCCGGCCATCTCGCTTATTGCTTCCCACATATTATCACCATTCCTTTCGCCTCCGTCATCAAAGGGGGTGAAAAAATTTCAAGGGACTGATAATAAATTATCAATCCCCTAAAATTAGGTTAATCCTTTTTAGAATTAAGCTTAGCAAGAACCTTGTCTAACTTCATTTCAATTACATGAATTCTGTCGAGCTCCTGAGCCTGCGTTGATGCCAAATCTTCGCATTTCTTCATCATTGAAAAATATCTCTTCATAAGGATAACTGTCTCGTCATCCATATCAGCGATATCATCAAAGCTGATTCCTGCCTTCTTAAAAGCATCAATCATAAGCTGATTGAGTTCTTCAAATAATTCCTCTGTCATTACCTGTAAAGTTCCTTTTTCCATACTCTAGCCTCCTTTGCTAAAAACGGTAAGGCACCTCACCTTACCATAAAGGCGTATGAATTTTTTGCGAAAAGAAAAAGAGCCGGATTAAATCCAGCCCTTTTTGTAACAATAAACTATAAGTATTACTACTAATGGCCAAAAGGCTCCACCTAGAAAACATATTCCTAAAATTCGTAATCCACTTTCTATGTGATTACCTTTGCGTACTTTTACCTCTTCATCGAATATATCCTGTCCCGTCCTTCCGTTATAAAGTTTTCCATAAAGCTTTAAATCCTTTAATCCGGGTAAACAGAACATTCCAACATCTAACAAAAAGTATGCACATCCAATCATCACATAAATCATTATAATTGTTTTTATCATAAGTCTCTAGCCTCCTTTAGCTGTTGTCTTTTTACTGCATAATAGAGGATGAAAAATGTTCAAAAAGAGAAGAGAGTCATTACGACTCTCTCCACATACGCTTCATATCCTCGAGTTCTCTTTCACGTCTCATACCCTCTTCCATGCCATTCATTTCTCCAAACGCATATCCGAGACCAAAGATCATAAATGAAATTGCTCCAAATACGGCAGTATATGCTAATATCATATTAATCTCCTCTCTTATCAGAGCACCATTGCTCTTCATAATAGGAGCACAAATTTTTGCGAAAAAGAAAAGGACTAGAGCATGATGCTCTTAATCCTTTATAACTCTTACCTCCATTTTTCGATTTCATCGATTTCTCTATTTAATTGTGCAATTTTCCATAATGTTACCGGCCACAATATGCCCGCTGTGATTGCTGCTGCCTTACATTCGTTCTCAGAAGATTCAAATCTATCTCCTTCATAAAGTTTAATTCTAAACAGCGCGTAATCCGCAAATTCATATGTGACTACCATAATGCAAACATAAATTAACATAAATATAATCATATAAACCTCCATTCTAAAGTGAGGGGTTATTCCCTTATAATAGGAGCACAAATTTTTTCGAAAAAGAAAAGGCTCGGAATCCTCCTATTCCTCATAGGTCCTACCGAGAGGGAGTTGGACGTTGTCCTTCATTCCTCAGAAATCTGAGTTCAAAAGTCTCCATCTTTCATTAAGAGCTCCCCTCCTTTCAAGCTCTGCTCTGTACTTTTATCTGCCCTTTTCCATTAAAGGACAAAATATAATTGCGAAAAAAAAATGATAAGGAGACTATAAAATTAGTTTATTTAAACCAGTATTTTATGTTTCCGTCTTTCTTCCAAGTCCATCCATAGTTCCGTTCTTCTAAATCTTTGATTAGTATTTCAACTATTTCAGGTTTGTAATTTTTTACTTCTGCTGTGAAAAATACTCTTTTTTTCATAAATCTTTCCTTTCCGTCTCCAAATCATTAAAGATTACTCTTCATAATAGCATAACAAATTTTTGCGAAAAAGAAAAAGAAAAGAGGACTAAATATCAGTCCTCTTGTGAACACTCGCTTTCATAACGTTCCCAAGCTTCGATCCATTCGTTAATCTTATCTTCTTCAACGGATTCACGTATAATATCCATTTCTATAAGATCAAACTCAAGTTCGAGCTCGTCACGTTCAGCTTGCTCTTCACTATAATATTTACCCATATTTATCTCCTTTCTTATCAGAGCACTATTGCTCTTCATAATAGCATAACAAATTTTTGCGAAAAAGAAAAGGGTAAAATATATTTTATACTTTCACCCCCACCCCGCCATATAATAGCAGAGTGAGGGCTTTAGGAGGTATATATGACATCCGAATCAACTTCGGTTATCACCAATATAGACTAAACACATAGTGTTGTAATGTGTCCTCTACGAAATGTCTGTCAAATTTACACATGCTAAAATGTTCAACAACTCTCTTACGCATATCATCGTCAAAGTCATAACTAATGTAAGTTATAGAATATCGATCTTTGTATAAATAAACCTTGTTATCAGCCATAGTCTGACTCGCACTACCAAGAGTTACAACAAAACATGGATATGACATTTTTTTATTACTTGGGGGCTGAAAATATACGTTATTAGATCCAAGAAGAGTTTTTAACTCATCCTGGAGTTTGCGCGTCGTTGCCATCGTAATATTCACCCCCTATATTTATTGTTAATCTTGGAGGCTCTACCGTTATTTCCGTAATCCTCCATTTTTTACCATTCCATTCAATCCATTTCATGTTATAAGCATTCTGCTGAGCAAATAGATCACTTATTATTGAAAACTGGTTATTAAATGAAATATCATTATTAACCTTATCTCCTGATTGTTCACGCTTTATTAATCTCTGAATGTCTCCATAATAATGTCGTGGTATTATTTGTGGTTTCCATACAGTTGCTTTATCGGGGTCATCAGAAACCTCAACCTGGGTTTCGAAACCAATCATTCCATGCCATTTCATATGGATTCTCCTTTCTGAATATCAATGAATGCCTTGTATACACCATCGTCATCCATTCGTACATCTATTTTGTTGATGAGGCTGAGCTGAATATCTTTCGGTATGTCAAGAGGTTCTTTATACTCAACCCCATCAACAACAAATGGAATATCATACCGTAAATCGATCAGGTCCTTTACTATCATCAATTACTACCCCATTGACTGAAGCTCCAACCTGCCACATGTTACCATAACTATCTTGTTTAAACTCACCTTCAAGCGATAAAGCATGGAATGGATTAGCTGTATGATGACAGCCAGTTTTGGCATGTGAACAATTTGGACAAGCTTTTAAGTCGCAAAAGAAAAAAGTTTTATTAACTTTAGTCACGGGTCTCTTTCCTGAACTACTCATGTTGTCTCCTTTCCTAAAAGACAAAAATATCAAAGAGCCTCGATGGCTGCTACAAAAGCATCATAATCTGCGGCATCTGCAACGATAGCCTTGAGATCTGCTACTGAGATAGCTGAAGCATCGGGATTTCTCTCGGACTTAAGCTGCTCGGAAACATCCTTCCCGATATCAGTTCCGTGAGTAATGTAGGTAACCTTTCCGGTTGCTTTGTCTGTGATTGATTCCATCTTTACTGCCATGTCTTTTTTCCTCCTTGTGGAAATATAAATTAAAGTGCATTTCTTCCTTCAGCAATACCAAATCTAACATAATGCTGGTAATATTCGAAGTTATCATCACCAAAGGCATCTCTAAGATCCGAATATCTTTCCTTATATGCCTTAGCATTGAAGTTAGAAGATCCCTGCCGAAGTTCGTTCATTCCGAAATTACAAAAATGATCCCAGAGAGCAGCATCGCTCGCTCCATAAGGTGAAGCAGCTACATCAGGATTATTCTCCCTATAATACTGTGGGTTAAATACAGGTGCAAAGTCAAGTCCATTAATAAAATATCCATTGCTAGGGGCAGGAGTAGGTGCCGGAGCAGGACCAGATGCAAGTAACATGTTAACAGTATCACATACTGCACCCATGCTATTATATAAGAAATTACCAGGACATGCTTTTCTTGCAAACCATCTGTGAGCTGCTACGTTCTGCTTATCAGTTCCTGCCAAGAATTTATTCGCTGACCAATTAAGTCTTGGAATACCGTTTCTCTTGCAAATATCAGTCATCAGAAGTACAAGACTATTAATAGCAGCAGCGGACATGGGCCAGTCACCACCAAAAGCGCAGTTAGCAACTTCGATAGTAATTGATTCGTGGTCCATCATTGCCCCAGTAAGACCATTAACATTCAGGTCTCCTCCAGTAGTCCATGCACGGCAATCCTCGGGAACATTCTGGATGATGACACCAGCACTGTCTATAATGTAATGCGATGATGCTTGTCTTGCCGGATTCTGAAATGACCTAGCTGTAGCTTCAGCCGATGAATTACCTGCTGTACAGTGAGGAATTATAGTAAATTCACTCGGTTTCTTTTTTGTCTGTCTTGGATATGTACAATTGTCCGTCCACATTGCTTTAAGAGCCAACGGTGAGTCTGGTTTACGATTAGGATCTACGTGATAACTCATATTACCTCCATCAAATTGTGTTAAATTATATGTATTAACTACACGCATGCAGTTCTCAACATAATTAGGACCTGTTGCGTAGCTTGCATCTTTTAAAGCTTGCAAATATTCTTCAGGTGTAGTTGCAGATTTTGCTGCTTTGTAACTGCCGCTGTTGATAAACTGAAAATATCCCTCAACACCAGTATTCATGTCGGGAAAGGCATACCAGTCAGTAACTATAGGATAACGCACACCATCTTTATACTCAAAAGATGTTGATGTGAATTTTCCGGAATTACAAGTAACGCGATTCCCCTTATACTTAAGGCCAAAATAGTTATTATACTTTGCCTTATCTGACGTGCCATATCCAGATTCATGACAAGCCTGTGCTATGATTGCGGACACAACACCAAAGTTAAATTCCTTTTGCCATGCTGTTATATATGGCTGAATTGAAAATATAAAGTCCTCTTGTAATCCCATTTTATCCCCTTTACTTTAGTGCAAACCGAATTTACTTGCCAAATATCCGATAATCAGCGAAATGACCGCAGTCATTATATATCTTGATACTGCACGCCAAGTATCACCATCCCGGTCTTCTAAAACTTTAAGACGCTCGCCCTGTTCTTTCTGTTCAGTAACCATATGGTCCATACTAAGAGCAAGCTTCTCAACAGATGTAGCCAGTTTGGTTATTTCACAAACGTGGTCCTCTATTATCTCGATTCGCTTGTTCTGTCTTTTATGTTCTTCATCAATCCGCTTAGCAAATTCCTCGTGGACTGATACTAACAGATAGTCGTTATCTTCGGACATGTTTTTGATCCTCCTGTTTTGTTACCATAATTTTGTATCTCCAGGTGTTCGTTCATTAAAAGAAATAATTGGTAGTAGAGATTCATCGCCATAATGAATGGCTTGATGTGTATTGAAGCTAACACATATAAGATTTTCTGGATCGAACAAGGCCGGACTTCTGTCCAAAATATCATCCTCAGTTATTGGGTTGATATGATGGACATAGATCCGGTCATTTATCTCAAACCCTTCAACACCTAAATCGCATCCCTTATCGCGGATGATGACGTTGTTACGTGCTTGACGCCATTCAGAAGATCTATAATATGCCTGATTTAAATATCGGTGACCGCCAAAGGTTTCTTCAGCGACGATCCCTGACTGCTTCAAGTATCGATAACGCTCTTGGAAGGTGGGAAAGGTTATGAGTTCAGAATAAGAAAGAATCAAATATCAATCTTTCTCAAGCTTCTGAATACACTCCATTAAATCTCTACGCTCTTTTTCGCTTGTTGCGTTGTTCATCATACGTTCAAGTTTTTCAATCATTTCTTCTTTTTCGCTATGTCTGCTATAGTTACGACCTCTATTATAACTCATATCGTCATAACCATTATATGATCCATCATAGGAATCTCTGTACACATCCGGATAACGAGTCATTCTTCTTGTAGAATATCCACGATTTTCCATAGAATACATGTCATCTTCCTGGCCGTATTCCTTCATTGCACAAATCGTCTCTATGTCTTTTAAAATATCAACGGCATCACCAACTGCCTTTATCTCGGTAGGAGTGATCTCGCCTTTTGCTGTTACTTTATCGATCTCTCTTTCGAGAACCGACTTGAGATTGTCTAAACTTTTCATCTCTCACTCCTCCTTATGCTATTCTGTCTATGGTAATTGACGCATTACGTCTAATTCCGATAGACGGTGTAGGTGTAGTGGTCGGATCATCTTCCGTTCCATCTGCATAAACTGCTGAAACAGATACACAGCATCCACAAGGAACTGTGATTGTTGCATCAGTATTGATGAACCAATAATCTTCAGCAGCTGCAGGAGTAACAATAGCAATGCTTTCAGGAATTACTGATCCGTTTACAGTTATACCTATAGCAATAGGAGTAACGTCTCCACCTTCAGGAATCTGAACATTAGCCTTAACATTTACCCTATATCTGGCAAATCTGTTAGGTGTATTACCCTTCAGATTAAGAACCCCGGCTGCAAGAGGAACAACGTTACCGGTATTGCAGGGGATAGAAACAGTGCTGAATGGAATAGTTCCATTGAGAGCAACTGTTACGTCGCTCGCTGTTAAATATTCTGCCATGGTCAACACCTCCGATTAGTTAAAGAATGCGTTACCGTTGCATCCGCAGCTGTTATTATTCGGACAAGTGAAAATGGGCTGCTCTCCGTATACGGGAACGGTTCCTACAGGGCACTGATTCAGACGATTGTAAATATCATTTACGATAGTTGCATTCTGCTGGACCTGAGATGCCTGTCCTCTTGCGTAAAGGATCTCCTGACGAAGCTGAGAAATCTCGTCGTTCTTAGCATCGATCTTATCCTGGCAAAGCTGATCCTTGATAGACTGAATACCACCATTAATGGCATTGAGAATACCCTGAGTATTCTGAGTGTCATTTGCGCGGGTGGCACATGCTTCACTTGCAATGGTAGCGCCAAGATTAGCGGTAGCAAGTCTGTTCTCACAGCAGCAATTAGCAAGCTGACTTGAAATATCAAAAGTCTGCTGCATATTTGCAACCTGAAGATTGGAGACATTATCACGTATGGAGTTAATGCCATCATTGATCATCTGATCTCTGAAACCACCATTAACCTGGTTAGCCTGATTCATCCAAGGATAGATTTCGCCTGATCCGACGCCGAAGCCACCCCATCCATTATTGCCCATAAGAGCAAACAGGAAAAGGATAACCCACCAGCCATCGCCGCATCCAAATCCGCCGTAACCACCGTTACCGCCATACATGGGTGATACGGGCATTACCATGCCATTTCCGGCACCATTTTCAGTAAGAGACATATTATGTCCTCCTTTGTAAAAAATATAAATTAATGGGTTACATATACTTTAAAAGCCTTTATGCGCAATCAGACTTTCAAGTATTAAAGTTATATGTCTCCTTTACTTTTAAGAAATATCAATCATCTTCCCGTGTAGTCACGGAGTTTGTAATAGCGTGCGGTGAATCCCGCAACTCCGATAAGAGCCTGTAACTGTAAATTATCACCTTTTTTAATCGGCAATCCCGATGTAGATGTCATTCCCACAGATGAGCCAACAGTGTATTGACTACCATTAATTGAAACGGCACAGGGACTGCAAGCCCTCCAATGACTTTACCATTAATTGCTAATAAGTCTGACATAATCAAGACCTCCTGTTTAAATCAGTTGATTGCAACTTATCAAATATAGAATATGTCAACTGTTGCTGAATTTATTGTGATACTTGAACTGTTAAAGTTTCTTACCATGAGATTTCCACTACTAATGTATGGAATCATGTCGCTATCAATGCCGCTTATAACATTGAACCCAACTAACCTTGAACCCGTGGGGAGCGTTGAGGTCAAACTACCAACATTTTTTTTGGTATTTCCGTTTACTGTAACGCTGGTGAATGTGACCTCTGTGTGCTTAACAATCGCATTCCTAAAATCGGCGGGCACAGCGACTTGCTTGGCTTTGATGATGTAGTTGACACCTACTGACTTGACTTCGGTGGTAGCTCCTTTGCGCCCTGACATAGACTGAGTATCCACCATCTTTACGTTCCAACCATTTCCCTGCACCGTGATTAAACCAGGCTCTGCTATTGCCTGATACTCGTGACTATGTTCCTGCACCCTATCATCCAAGAACTCACCGACAGCAAGACCATCTGCATCTAAGTGAGCACCAACTGTCTTACCTGTAAGTCCTGCACCTTTTGGTACACTCTCTCTCAAATCAGGTATATTAAAAGTTGTACTACCATCACCTGTACCAAACGCAATTCCAATAACAGCAAACAATTCTGCATAAGTTGTACGACTTACCGCTTGTCCATCACAAAGCAAATATCCGCTTGGGATAACTGAACCACCAAACGGCACAATAGAACCTACCGCCATATCTGCATATAATGTTCCACCTGCGACTCTTGAAAGAGAGCCGTCTGAATTAACTTTATTTACACTCATCTTTTAGCCCTCCTTTGTATCATCCTATCTTTATAAGAACTAAATTAACTGTCACAGGATTATTTGCGTTTGTAATAGTACATAAATAACTCATTGATGCTGTACCCTCTGTATCTTTGGCGTAAACTTCTGATGATGCTACATTCATAATATCACTATGTCCAGAAGTAAAAGCTATATCAATCAGAGTTGATATTGTGCAAATGGTTGGTAGGTTATATGCAGACGGTGTTGCTTTTACTCCAATTAAGTATTTACCCTTTGGAATACTAGTATTAAAATTAAATACCTTTTTTGTCCATGACGTTTCAGATACAACTACATCAGCCGAAACATATCTCTGACCTAATAAAGAATAGTTGAACTCATCATCATCCGTGATGTTGACCTGCCCATACGACTGCTTATCTGCTAAATTAAGAGCATCCCATTCAGCCTGTGCACCAGTAAATATCCGTTGCGCAGGGACAAGGCTTACTTCGTTATTTGTAACGGTGAAGTCGTCTGCATCAAATGTATTTGAAGAGATCTGCAGATTGACATTTTTATTAGCATCGGCAGGAACATTTGTTCCGTTGACGCTAATAGTAGAAATGTCATTGACTTCTGCTCCCTGGTCAATACCGGCAAGTTTTGTCTTTTCAGCGGTCGTATAGTCCTCTGTTGACAAACCTTTACCGGTAACCTTATCAACCTTATCTGCAAGCAGACCGTTGGTTTCGGTTTTGGTGTAATAGTTTGTAAGATCTACTTCAGTGCTACCGATATGCTCCCACCCGGATGTTGTTCCATCGAGATTAATATACTCGTCATACACATCCTGTGTTCCTGCTGTACTCTTAGGAACCAGATAAATGGTGGTAGTTGAAATATCAGTTGTAGGAAGTGCCAGAACCACCTCTATATGAAGTGTGGTTATAGCGGCAATAAGAGTATTAACCTCAGACTGGGTATATGTGTCGGTTTTAAGATAGTAGTTTGCAAGATTATTGGCCGTATTTGTTATGAATCCGCTATCGTTATTTAAATCAGAAGTATTGACTGGTATAGTTAATGCAATATTCTTATTAGAATCGGCAGGAACATTTACTCCGTTAACCGAGATAGTTGAAATATCATTAACTTCAGCACCCTGATCAATACCGTCCAGTTTCAGCTTATCAGCATTACTGAAATTGTTATCGGATAATACCTTACCAGCAACCTTATCAACCTTATTACCTAATGCTTCTGTGATGACTTTATTCTGAACAGCATTAGTGCTGCTTGAACTCATCTCATCATCAATAGTAATAGGCTGAGCGTTTGCAGAAAGAATATGAGTTTCCGGATCAAGAGTAAGATTCGATCCTATTCCATAAACATCAGCAAGATTTGTGAGCTTGTCTTTCTGTGCATTGGTGAAGTTATTGTCCGATAATCCTTTACCAGCAACTTTATCGACTTTTCCAGAAAGAGCGGCATCAAGCCCGTCAATCACACCCTTATAGCCATCTGAAAAGTTGTTGTCAGTGTGGGTATAGTCAGGATCTGAAATATAAATACTCAAATCAGGCTGATCAGACAAATCGTCATAAGACCCACTGGTGGCAACCTCTGCAAGATCAGGCTTGTTTTTTATATAATCATCAGCGGAGGGATCAGTTTCTTCCCAATCGCTCTGCACGGCTGATCCTTCATTAGGAACTAAAATTGGTGTTCTATTCCCATCAACCGTCACACCGGCTACTTCACGTCCGGAAGTAACAACCTGATCGACCGATACATTAGAACCGCCCTGTCCACCGCCATCCTTACCTATATCGACACCGGCTTCACGGACACTAAACGATTCATTCTGGGACCATTTACTGGTCTGCTCCTTTTTGGAGTCATATACTTCTATTCTTCCAGACATGATAAGTCCTCCTTATAATGCTTCAATTTTGGCCTTAAAGTCGTCGAAATCAGAGCTATCGGCAACTAATCCCTTGAGAAAAGTAACGACCGATCCGGCAGTAGGAAGACTTGCCTTACCTTCTGCTATAACCGTTGTTGCTTCTCTATATGCTGCGGTACCAAGAGTCTTCTCTATGTCAACACCGGCAGCCTTAATGGAAAAACCATCATTCGTTCTATTTGTTTCAATTCGATTAGACATTCCTGATCCTCCTTAATTTAATCGTATACCCATGGATTGTGCCATCTGTGTAATCTTGTTAAGCTGAGGCTGACTCATCTGTCCATTATTCAGCATATATTGAACGGCTCCACGAGGATCATTTTGAAATTGCTGAGGGATCGTAATCCCCCTTTTCTGCATAATAAACTGCAGAGGATTCTGCATAAACGTAGAGTACTGATTCTGTATAGAATTTTGCTGCATGGACTGATACAAACTATTCATTACTCTTGTCCTCTCTACGATTCTTATTATTGTTATTGTTATAATGAGATCTATTAAGTTCAGAAATACGTCTCTCAAATTCTTCTCTTGTAACATATTCGGGCGCATTCTGCTGGCTCATCTGATTATTTTGAGGAGAATCTGTAATTTCCTGATAAGCAAATTTTCTTAACTGAGGCATTCCACTAGCATCTGTGGTTTTGATATAGAATATGTTATCTTCAGAGTCCATAAGAATGGTGTTGCAGTTAACACCCTGCGGAAATGCCTTACCACCGGCTTCTCCCTGTACCCATATAATATTAGACTGATTTTGCTGAATCTGTGGCTGAATAGGATTCTGAGCCCAATAAGGAGCGTTTGGTGTAAAGAAATTATTATTGTATGCCATTTAATTCTCCTTTCTCCAAAAGTAAATAGGTACTTCATCTCCGCTATCCCAAGAGTCATAGTAATCGCCATTCTCCACAGCAATTACATGACTCCCGGTAGCGAGTAAAAACATCCCATTAGGATAGTCTTTACAAAAATCTTTTACGGTATAGCAATCAGGACAAGAATTTGGAATGACACCTCGATTAAATCCTTTTGAATACAGATATGATCCCCAAACAGAATTTGAAGTCGGCATGTCTTTCATTGCAAAGCCACGAACACAAATATCAAGATAAGTTGTATCCCAGTCATTGCCCGTGACTTTCGATATGGCTCTAACAACACAATCGCCTACAAGTTTTCTGTTCGGATTTGGATTATACTTTATAAAACTCATATGTGATCCCTCACTAAAGCTTCTTCGTGCATACGGTCAAGAAGTTCATCGCTAATCGGTGCCATTTCTTTTTCACAGAATGGGCAGGTATGCAAATTATATTTAGTAAATATCACGTCACGAGCTTTAATTTTATGGCCGCAGCTTGAGCATTCAATGCCTGCGCCTAAAGGTGTCCCTACGTATCTCCATAGAGGAAGGATTCTTGTCGATAATTTCTGCTGCGGATTCTTCAACGGTGACTTCTTCTGCTGGAGTGTCCCCTTCCACTTCTCCTTCTGCATTTTCAACTACCTCCGTCTCGACAGGCTCGTTTGGCTGATAATAATCAACTTCAGGAAGCTTTCCATGAGATACCCAATCACCATTAGGAATTATGACAACCCCAGAAGGATTTACAGTAACAACTTCGCCGTCGCCAACAAATATCCCAAAAAGTTCTTTATTAAATACGATTTCTCCAGGAACAATTGTTGAGAAGTCTTTGGAAATATCATCGCAAAGAGCTGCTACTTCTCCGATGTTACGGCAGTTATAACCTGATACGGATGCAAGCAAACCGAACTCATCAAATGCTCTGGTATCCTCTGAAGCTTCAAATATCAACTGAGTTCTTTTGGCGTTATACATATCGCTACTAGAGAAACGCATTTTATTCTGTTGGGTAAGCTTAGTGCCACCTCCACCCTTAACATAGAGGGTCTTTTCAGAAGCGATTGATCTGGCCTTATTGCAAATATCATTAGATGTCAGCATCTTCTGTTTCTACCTCCTCATTGAGTTTATCTTCAAGAACTTTGAGAGACTTGTATTTTGTGGTGCTAATTCCAAGAAGAATACCAAGAAATGCATCAATAGCAGTTATAGTCCCAACAATCTCTTCTGCATAAGGGAAACCCCAGATATTGGCAAGAGCAAAATACAGAGTTGCTACAGCAGGAAGCAAGATCTGAGCGATCCATTTTAAAATATCATAGATTTTGTTTGACATAATTATTCATCCTTTCTTTATGCATCAGCTACCCAGGCATATGTTGGAACGCCATTAGATACTGTGCATTGTAATTTGTAAGTGCCATCAGTTGTAGGTGGATCAATAGCTATGATCTTCTGACCACCAGCTTTGCAAGTTCCATCCTGATAAGCTTCAAAAGCATTAGATCTAACCGGCTGTCCACCAACAGGTCTGGTTCCATTACCAACAGCAAAAAGGATAGGATTAGTGTCACTTGAGCTACTTGCTACGTTATACTTTCCGACGGCAGCGGAATTTGGAACATTCACGCTAAGACCTAATCCACTAGCAAATGAATAATTTCCTCCAACGTAGCAATCCTGTCCTCCAGCATGTGAAGCATATCCTCCCGCTGTATTCATGCTTCCTTCAGCATGGGATGCCCTGCCGTTTGCGCTACACTGATCTCCTTCTGCGTGTGCATACTTAGCACTGGAACCTGTTGATGAGGAACCGCCTTCAACATGTGATCCTTCTCCTACTGCTGTAGTATAATTTCCTTCTGCATGAGATGATGCTCCAGATGCTGTTGAGCCATCTCCCTCGGCATGAGATTTATACCCAGATGCTGTTGTAGATTGACCTTCAGCATGTGATGTATCATTACTAGCTTTAGTACCATAACCTTCAGCATGTGAATACGCACCAGAAGCAGTCGTTGAAGTTCCTTCTGCGTGCGAAGCTGTACCAGAAGCTGTGGTAGACGAGCCTTCAGCATGAGAATTGGGACCTACAGCATTATTCGACGACACATCATTAAATCTTTCTACAAAACCACCATTGTTTAATGCCGTATAATAACGCATTCCTGGTTTACGAGATAACTCAGCAAATAGGTCTGTTATTTCGACCCAATGACCGGAAGTAAAAAGTTCGTCTTTAGATATATTTACATTGGCCCGATATATTTTCCCAGACTCTTTGCAATATTCACCAACGACATACGCTATATTGCTGCCGTATCTAGCAACCGAAGAATCATAATCAGCTGGTTCAAGCCAAGCTGGAGTAGAACCTCCACCGCCTCCGCCGCCATTCTCTATAGCAGTTTTAATATCATCGAGTGCTCCTACAATTGCCTGTCCTGTTGAATCAAGCAGCATAGGATCTTGACTTGGATTGGACATATTTTACCTCCTAAACTTGATACAGAACAGTAACTGTATCGCCATTAATGTTTGTGTATTCTGTCGTTGCAAAATATGGATCCGATCCAGTGGCTTCAGGAAGCTGACACAGTACATTAACAGTATCGCCATTAATATTTGTGTATTCTTCTTGCTTAAAAAATATGCTTCCTCCGCCGGGAACATAATTATTGATCCAATCGACAACTTCTCGAATAACTTTAAAAGTACCTGTATAATTAATCATCGGGCACCCCCTCAAAACCAGGATCAATCATGACATTTATACGCCACTCTAGTTCAGAAATTAGCTGTTCATGAGCTGAATTCATTGAACCGGAGGTAGGAGTATCAAATATCATTCGAACCTTGAGGTACATATAGGTCTTAACCATCTCCAAGAGTACATTGTCCTGGAGATAGTCAGACCATACAGCTGTAGCATCAGAGATAGAATACCCCTCTTTGGGGCCGACACCCAGCTGAGTCAGTATACCGAATACCGAATTGATGGACATTAAAATATCCAGATCGAAACCGGTATCTTCATCGGCTATACCGAGGTATTTCTTTACAGAGAGAAGTATACTATCTTCCATTTTGAATTTTCTCCTTTATGTTTTCTTTTTTCTACTATTTGCCATCGTTTGTGTCGTTGGTTGTGTCGTTGTATGTCTATTGCAGATGTAATCTCCATCTAACGTCTGGCCTGTCTCATAAGAGACTCCTTCACCGGTCCAATTAGCAGAAAAGAATTCATAAGCCTGACTAGCACTTACATAAGTGTTATAAACTAGATAACTACAGTTTTTAGTTGAAGATATATTCCATCCTGCTAAATATTGTAATTGTGATTGATCTATAGCTGTGTCATAAAAAAGCCAAGTTATCGTTATGTTACTAACATCCCAACTTTCGCAGCCTCGTATCGATGTCAAATTTTTATTACCATAGAATAAATAATCTATATTCGATATATTTCGTCCAATAGCACCCTGCATACCTAATAAAGATTTTACATCACAGTTTTTAAACATGCTTTTGATCGTTGATCCGTCAACAAGATTTAAGAAGAATCCTAAATTTCCATCTATTTGCTGTAGGGCACGACAAAGCTCAAACATACTATCAGCGTATTTGAGTTTTTTATTTTCCAATCGCCCTAATGCACTATGTATAGATACCAATTTTCTACAATCATAAAACATGTAAGAACAAGAAAATAGATTTCGCATTCGTTTAGAGGAAAAAGGATGTATGGTTTTTAAATTGTACCATTGATAAAACATATAATCAGAACGCTGTACATTATCTAAATCCCAATTCCAAATGAAATCGACATTGTCTATTAACCAGTTATCATAAATATAATTTGAGTTGTTACTTCTATAAAAAGCACCAACCATATTAACAACATTGCTGGTATTTAACTGTTTTAAAAAATTTGTATTATCAGAATTAGCATTACGAAATGCATACATCATTGTTATTATTGAATCTGCTGATCGTAATCCCGTCAAAGTACTTAAATCACATTGCTCAAATGCAAAATTCAAGTCTTTTAAAGATGGAAATTCTAGATCATTCAAAAAACTTATCGAATCCGAAGTTCTCATCAGTATACAATTATGAGAAGTATCTATTCTTTCCGAATCCTGTGTTCTAAATGCAGCATGTAAAGACACAATTTTTGATGTGTCCATTTTATCAAAGCCAATAAATTTACAATCATGCGGAAAATTGCATTGGTTTTGACCATCAACGTTATTGAAAGTTAGTGGTTTTCCTTTTAATTTGTATTCTACAACTTTACATGATATAGCCCAATACTCGGGTATTTGTACACAACAATATTTATCCAATTGACCCACAGTCCTACCAGGGGTTATAGTAACATTTGAAAATTGTCGGCCTCTTCTAGAAGAGCCGTTAATCGTTGCCGAGTATAAACCCATGTAAGCGTCTCGTTGGTCATAAGCTTTATCAGTATCTAAATATAATATTTCCTCATCTGATACTTCCCAACTATCCGATACTTGTCCAGTTATTGTACAATAGCCATCTTCATATAATGTGTAAATAATATCATCATAATTAGGATTGCCGTATGTTCTAGAAACAGCAACTGACTCTATATCAAGACTATCTGTAAACTCCGAACTTGGCATCCAAGATGGTTCATATGTAGCCGTTAAAGTTGTATTTTGATTTATGGTCGTACCCATCGGAGGATCAAAGGTACAATCCTCAGTTACTTCCCATACGGTATCATTATCGAGATGCGCCATAACCGTATAATCTTTAATATCAAATGTGTATTCGTCGTGAAAATATGCAAGACCTATAAGTTCTATAGAATCAACCATTCCAAGATAAATGTTCATAGACGCATCTAATCCCATGTAGTATGCATGTAGTGTTGTGACTGCTTCTGTAATTTCTTCACCCATTTCTGGAAAAAATTCACAAAAATGTGTTACATCATAAACTTCACCAGTATCATATGTACAAAGAACTGTATAATCATCGATTTTTAACTTATAATGTGGAACAACTTCCTGAAGTCCCATAATTTCAAGATTTACTGGTTTTCCTTCAAAAATAGTATCTCCAGTTAATCCAGCACTTGTCAAGGTGATCATCGCGTCTCCATAATTTGGATCATCGGAAATACCAATCTCGACGGTTCCGCCAGTGGCTATAAGTTTTACGCCAATATAATTATGATCTTCATGATTTAATGCCGGATTCCAATAAAGCCAAGGTAACGTGTGCCGTTCATTGTTACTTGATACCGAAAATGTATGAACAGGATTTGGTCTCATAGTTCTATCCGATTCATCATTTAAAATATAAAACGCCTCAACCCTAACAATACCCGTAGTATTATCTGGACTAAGATTTACCTTGCATTGAACTTCGACCTCAGCTTGAATATACGCATCTTTCACCAAAGGTATAGCACTAAATAATACTGTCGTTGCTTTAGCTTCACGTTCGGATTCGGTCAGTCCTGTAATGTCAATGTCCTGAAGAACTATTGGTCTACTACTTACATTTGTGTTGAATGAAGTAATCCTACCCTGTGCAAATTCTGAAGATTCTTGACGAGCCTGTGCATTTGATAAATCAACAACTACTTCGTCATCCCAGCAATAATTAGGATAGTCTGGATTACGATAACCAAATGTACGAGGTGTTAAAGATTCAGCAATTTTATTTTCTGGGTCATACATCCATCCATCATAAACATTCCCCGAATCAGAGGAATACAGGGTCAAATATGTAACCCCATACTCCCCTTCTTCGGGAAGGACGCCCTCATCATAGTAAGCATATCGTCTATCTATATTACTCATATTGTCTCCTTTACGACGTATAACTTACCTCATAGTTAACTAGATCGGCATAAGACCATTCTATAGTTCTCATGCGATTATAAACGATCGTAGTTCCATCAATTCTATTATAGACTGATGTGTTATCCTTAAGAATAGTAATTCTCCAACTATCTGTTCCGCTGTAATACTTAATACTCATAAGCTGTGTTGTCATCTTAACATCGCTATGACTCATATAAGAAATTCCAGCATCTTCAGAGCTATCCCATACATCTTTCCACTTAACAGCAAGACCAGCTGTATCATGACTAGTAGATGTACTTTCGACATACTCAGTGATAGTAGTGGATGTTGAACTTCCAGTGGAAGTATCGCCTTCTTCATTCTTAAGAGATTCAAGAGTAGGAATACAAGAATATCCAGAAGCATCCCAAGTCTGTACAACTTCAGAAGCTCTAACCTGGTCACTTATTCCATACTCATTACGTATTTCGCAAATATCCCCAACTTCGAAATCGTCATGATACTTAAACATTATTGTAGTATCAATCTCTCCTTCAAAAGCTGTTTCGGGAACAAGCTCTACTAATTTCTCAACGCCCTTCTGTACAAGAGTATTTGTATACTGCTGTACATCCATTACAGTACTTCCATCAGTAATAGAACTCACATCATGACAATCGACATAAATTTCCCTTCTCTCAAGTCCGATTTTTTCACTTGCATGATCATCATCAAACTCAAGATAATGTGTAATGAATGTCTGTGTTGCTCCATCACCTTCTCCAGCTATTCTAAGAACGTTTTTATAGTTTTTAATAGATTCGAGATAATTGCTGTTAAGGAGATTGTCGTGAGTTGGGCTAAAGACCACATACGAATTCACCGTCTGATTATAAGAACGATCGGTACCAGCATACAAACTAAACTGAAAATTTCCATTATTTAACTCCATTTTGAATCCTATATGATTCGCCTGACACACTCTCTTAACTACGTCAAGGATTGATTCACCCATGTACTGAGCAACCTCGCTATAATTAAGTGCAGTGACTTTAGGATCAAGGCTTTCTATAAATTGAAAGTTGTTAACTTTCCTTCTTGAATCCGTGGGGTTAATAAATGCATCATTTATCATAGAATGTAATGCATTTTGTATAGATCCATTCACGTTTGTCTGTTTCCACACGATCCTTCTATCGAGAATGGATTCAAGAGATCTTCCAGTTATTGTCAATTGGTTTCCATCATCATTATCGGTTATAATCTTAATCGATTCTACGATCATAGCCCTATCTGAAGTAGGTATGGTGAGATACATGTCTTTTTTAATGCTCTGAGCGTACTTGGCAGTGATTGGAAGACAGAGTTCAAACTCTCCAGCATCATTATAGCGATCAGTCCATATGAATGAACTGTAGTAATCTATAATAGCTATTCGCTCCAACGAGGAGTTCAGAACAGAAATTTCGATCATGATTAAACTCCTTCATAGTAGACTCTACTTACATATACAGCTGAACTAAGAGCATTATCGGTATCGGTAACTCGAATGCTATTTATACCGGGTTTAAGGACAATCCAATCAGGATTCTGATTCAAAAGATTAAGTGCGTTATGATCAGCGTCTGCCGTATCTGTATAAATACAAGATTTATTACCAGAAACCGAACTAATCTTTATAACATCTCCAGCTTCAAATCCATCATTTGGAGTGAATATGTTTATTAGCTGCGCGTCACCATCTGGATTAGCAAAACTAATAGTAAACGCAGGAACATTATCGTAAACTGGTTTTTGTATGGCGGTTCCAATAGTAAGTTCCAAATATCCGCCAGTTTCTACTTCCCCTGTGTATTCTATAGAAGTTTCATCATTTAAAGTTAATGATTCCTCAATATATGTATCTGAGTCGCACATCTTAGGATCAGGGCATATTAAACTTACCTGGCATTTAGATTCTTTTGAGAAAATATCCGGTTCGTTCTTTTCAACATATCCTTGTGTAACAACAGTGCGATTGTCTGCTTCTACCTCAATGAACACATTCTTTTTCATAGGAAAAAGCTGATAAGACTTCTGTCTAACATTCTCAATACCATTACCAGTCTCCGAGTAAAATATCAGATCAAGAACAATGTTCCTTTTTCCAATACGAGCTGAGTTAAAGTGATCACCGTCAACAGCCATTTCAGTCGTATTGACATCTGCTTCAACTGGTCCAAGCCCATCTATCTTATCAATAACAAAACCTGTATATTGAGATACATTTGTCGGACTTGTAAGGGTCATAGTAAAGGCGTCCGACTTGTCTGACTTCTGAAAAACAGTCACTTTTTTAATCATTTTGAATTTTCTCCTTTACCACAATAAAAACACCCTCGATAGCTGTGACACCACCGAGGGCTGAAAGAAAGAGAGGGTAATTATGACAAAGCACTAACAAGCTGTGAAAATCCGTTTCTGGTCTGACGGTAAATCTCAGCATTGCTAAGTGCCTTAGGACTATTGTTTGTCTGATTAAATGTGATGGATTTAGGCTCGCTATTCTGTTCAGCAAGAATGTTTCCAAGCTGAGTAATCATGGCCGCCTGCTGCTCATCATTGTGAGCCTGAACAGCAATCTGACGACTATTGAACATATTGGAGAGTGCAGCACTTCGAGCATTAACCTGGCTAAGATCCAAAGTAGGAGTTATTACAGGATTAACGTCTATACTTCCATCCAACATTCCAGACAACTGACTAATGGCATCCTGAACGGATGTAAGGGAACCAATAGCCATATTTTCAGCTTCGTCAGAAGCGAGATTAGAATACTGTTTAAGGCCGATAGCAAATCCCTCATCTACATAACGACCAATCTTCATAAATTCTCTTGATGGTGAACGAACACCAAGTTTCTTTCTAGCACTATTTATAGCTTTAAGAGCTAATGATGTAGCAGCACCTTCAACGACTCTCTGCATCTGATCTGAATTGATTCCTTCAGCGATACCTCTAGAAATCATCATACCGGTATTAAAGAATACCTTATACTTACTTTCTATAGCCATTCTAATAGTATCTGCAACTGAACTTGCTGTTTCATAAACCGGCGCTTGTTTCTTCGCCATATCTAATCCGCGACAAATCATATGTACTATTTCGAATCCGCATTTTTCGAAAGTAGACATGGATTCTTCGAGAGCAGCAAAGATCGTATCTATAATAGCCTGAGTTTTCTCAGTTATTAGAGACATCCTTTCTTCGTCACTCATACCATTGGTAATGTTAGTCGTTATAGTCTGACCAGTTTCAGTAGCCTTAGTGGTGGCTTCACTACTAGTTATTCCTTCACTAAAGCCATTGCCCATTCTATTTCCAGCTGATTGACCAGCACCATAAGTTGCTTCGTCAGAAGCTATCTGCGTTGACAGGTTTTCCATTCCGGCTGTGTATTTCTCGTAAAACTCGGAAATATCCACAACCTGACCGACAGCAGCACTAAGTTCAGTTGATAACTCATTATGTATAGACATAGCTTCGCGAGCTATCTTGTCATTATACAATGCAATATACTGATCAAGCTGAGCATCAGTCATGCTGTTAAGCATCTTAAGTTCATCGAGGGAATCAACGCCCATATGAGCAATTGCTTCTCTAAGATTAAGATCTTGTACTCGAGTCATCAGAGAACCGATGGTAGCATTATACTCATTAAGCTGATCAATCTGAGCCTGCATATTCTTCATAAGAATATTTGTTGAAGCATCCGATGCAACATATTCAGCCACATTTGTATACTGTCCGGTTATCTGAGAAAGGCTTCCTGTAAGTTCATTTTGAATTTTATTCTGGTTTGCCTGTACCTTCTTGCGATACATCTCTTCATACTTTGCTAACTGTGTGTCGTCCATTCGATACATTGCTCTAAGTTCTGGCAAATCGTCTACAGACATGTTAGAAATTGCAGCACGAAGATTATTATCAGCGATTCTACCACCAAGTGAGCCTATAATAGTATTTAACTCGTTAACCTGATTAACCTGGTCTTCGAGATTGTTTAATAACGTTTCGGGAGCAAATGATTCGTCATCTTCTTTGACTTCAGCAAACAAATCTTCATTATTAGTCTTCTCAACAGCAGTCTTATAGATGTTCTTATACTGATCCATAATGTCTTTGATCTGGTCTAAGAACTCGTCACCCTGATCATCGACACCTTTGAAGAGATCTTTATTAGCTCTCTCTTTAGCATCATCCCAAAGATTCTCATACTTATCCATAAGACTATCGATCTTCTGAGTAAGTTTATCGACATTCTTTGCGGATGAACCAGACACAGCACCAAGACCGCTTATGCCATTGTTAAGATCAGACATGTCAATGTCTTCAAGGGTACCAAGAAGACCGTCTTTACCGCCAAGAGACTTAAGGAGATCGTCTACAAAGTGACTCCAGTCATTATCTTCCCAGCCTTCTTCGGCTATGTTTTCTTCTTGTTTTGCCTGCCATTCAAGATACTCTTTTTCGCTCTGGAAACTCTGAATGAAATTACTTGGACGTTTGCTAGCCAGCGCCTTACTTCTTTCTTGCCAGCTCATGGGGTTGCGGCCTTTACCGGGTTTTTTGCCAATGGACACTTTACTGCCCCACCAGCTACTTGAATTTTCGGTCTTAAAGCTGTCGATTAAACTTTGTGCGTCATCGAGTTTTACACCCAAATGTGAAAGTAAACTATCACCAGCTACATCACCTATTTCACCCATTATAGGAGTAAGAGTATCTCCAAAAATATCGCCCATTCCCTGAGCACCGGTAGTCAAAAATTCCTGTGCAACAGAATCTACAGAACCAGCACTAAGTCCAGCAGCCAAATAATGACCATCTTCTGTAGTCTTTTTTGACGGCGAAGCAATACCAAAGAAATTTTCTAATGACGTACCAAATATCGAGCCCATCTCCATCGCAGCGGCAATTAGTAATGCTTTTGACGTTGCGTCGGTTGATCCTTCAGCTAATCCGGCAGCAATATAATGACCATCGTACAGCATCATTTGACTAACCGTCTGCATCATCTTATCTGATGCTTCGCTGAAGTTCTTAATCATCGTAGCAGCCGAATAGAATAAACCAGAGGCTGTTACGAGACCGGCCATACGAATAAGCTGATCAGTGGCTTCGATAATTCCGTCAACTTTAATGCCTTCAAATTTCTGAGCTTCAATAAGAGTTGCATAAATGCCTTGCATCATCTTAACAAGTGCACCAACACCATTTATGATAGATTCAGACATCATGCCTATAATGGCTATTGGATTAGCAACTGCCATTAAACCTATTGCAATTAAAGCTATTTTGAATAAAACTTTTATGTCTATTCCACTAATAAGGTCAAGGGTGGCAACAAACAATGCTATTGAATCATAACTAACCTGGGCTATCGTTTCTGAGATAATTCGGAACGTATTAACCATTAGTACTAAAGTGGTTAAGCCAGAAGTTATAACACTTTGTAATGAACTAAATAATCCTATGTTGACGCATACGCCAAGCAAAAGTCCTAAAGTCGCAGCCATAGCAGTTAATCCAGCTATAACGGGAACTATATTAAGACCGATCTGTATAACAACAAGGAATACTGAAGAAAGCACGACAAGAGCACTAATTAAAGCGTTCATTGTGACTATCGCTTGAGAAATGTTTCCACTCGTAGAAAGTTTAGTTAAACCTGCTACGAATAATACCATAATATTAAGAATTGAACTAAATAATCTTATTCCAATAGAAGTAAATACACCTAAAGCACCAACAATGGTTAATACTTTCATGAATTCTATTAAGAATCCTTCCATACCAACCATGGCTGCGGTTAGACTTGTAAGAAGAAATACAGTACTTGCTACATCACCAATCTGTGCGATTACAGCGATGGCTCCAGCAAATTCAGAAATTACAGAAAGCAAAGATCTGAATCCTATTATTCCAAGAGCCATTAAAGGTAGTGCTACACCAAGTAATGTTGCAACAACAGCTATTGTAGCAACAAACGGTATCATTGCCGTAAGAGCATCGCCCAATGCACCGAGTAGAAACACGGTATTAACTACATTACCAGCATCAGCGACCATTGCCACTAGGTCTACAAATCCAACTATAGCAAGAAGAATTGCAGATAGACCTAAAAGACCGCCAATGAATCCTAAAGCCATTGTTCCACCGCTAAAAGTCATTACAGCGCCCATAAGACCTGCTATAAGAGCAAATGCTGCTATAGCTGGAACTAACTTTAGCATAGCTATGCCAAGGCTATCGAGTAATGTTACGGTGTTTGATACGTCACCAATCTGTGCTATTCCGGCTAAAGCCAGAGTGATCAGACCGATCATACTAATTATAGCAAGTAGACCTAATCCGCCTTGTAATGCTTCTTGAGGAGTCTTTAAACTCTTTCCAAGAACACCCATGATGAACATCATAGCAAATATCGCGGGTGTGAGTAAGAGAATACCTCCAGCAAGGGCTACAAGTTCTCCTTCATTTCCTTCAAATATACGTCCGGCGGTTCCGAGCGCTATTGCTAACAAACTTAATGAAGTTGTCATAGCAAGCACTGTAGTCCATACCGATTTAGTATCTTTAATTTTTACATCTTCGATTAATCTCGTAGCTCCAGCCATAACTAAAGCCAACATAGAGATACAAGCAGACATAGCCATAAGGCCTACTGGATCTTCAACGGGAACTTGGGCAAGTAATGCCATGATTCCTGCTAGAACTCCAATAACGCCCAACAACACATACATCTGCTTTGTAGCATTTTTATTATATGTAAGAGTTCCCTGTCCAAGGGTTCTTGTAATAAATGATAAACTTAACAGTAACCTAGAAATACCACCAGCGGCTGATAAAATTGATCGCCAGTCATTCTTTGATACAAAATATAAAGCAGTTCCTATAGCTCCTATAGCAACTATAGCGGGAAGAATTGCTTGAAGCGGTTTTGCTGTTCCGGTTGAATTAAATGTTGATAATGTGTGTATAAACAACGATAATGTGTAAAGTACAACGCCCATCGATACCGCAGCAGAAAGAACTGTCTTTGGATCAAATAATGTTAAGGGAACCAAAGATGTTGCTATGATAGCAAAAGCACCTGCAGCCGCTATTATAGGACCCCATTTTGCATCTTTTACAGAATTAACAAGACCAATTAAACCTTCAAAAGCGATAAATATCAATGCCATGGTTTCAATCCAAGCTAATGTTCCAGCCTGCTGAACCTCAAGCATGACCTTGGACATATTTCTCAACAGAACAGCTAATCCAAAAAGCATCAGCATCATTCCAAAGAAATTCTGCTTTGTCTTATCGCTAGTTATACCATTTTTCCAGCTAAGTCTAAATGCACTTTCACCAGAAATAGCTTTTGAAATATACGAAATCGCACCAGCAAATACAATAAGTACTAGTGTTACTTTAAGAAGATTAGCAATAAATGAGCCGAAATCCATCTTGGAGTATTCTTCAAGAATGGCTTCCATTTGCTTAAGGACAACCATAAACGCAAGCATTGAAATGGCTGCACCCATCATTCCAAATCCACTAGCTTTGTTGAAATGTCCAATTAACGCCATCGCTCCAGCCATTAAAACCATGACAGTAGCTATACGAGCAGTAATTCCGATCCACTTAAGGATTCCATATTCCATGGCAGCATACTGATCTATAATGCTAACCATACCTTTAAGAACCGCTAAAAAGGCCAACATGGCTACCGATACACCCATCATTCCGAGGCCAGCGCCTTTTGCACCTTTTTCGAGAACATACATCGCTGCCGTTAAAGCACCAACTATTAAGCCAAGTCTTAATAAACCAGTCCAAAACGACATCGCGTCCATGGTATTAATTTCTTGCATCGCCTTGACAAATATCCATACAGCTGCTGCAAAATACAATACAAGTTTTGCTACAGCTTTAATTGCCACGGCTCTTCTTAAACCTTCGATGAGACGTTTAAGAGGAAGTGTTAACATTCTTAATGTATTTTCTGCCTGAGTAATAAGATTGGCTAAAGCTACTTCTTTATTTATAGCCTTCTTTAACTTTAAAAGATGAAACCTATAAGCCATATAAATGCCCGTTATAGCAACAAGCATTAAGAAAATTGCACCTAAAGCCCAATTAATTTTTGTTAATTTACTTTCTGGTAAGTATGCCAAAGCCCAAGCTGCAGCAGTTACTATAAGTATAGCTTCTGCAAACATTCTAACTGATTTAGCAACCGCCAAAATCGTTTCCGCTTTATTCTTACCAGTTATACTATCAATAAGTTCGTTAAGAGTCTTGCTAAAATGTAACAAACTATAAGTAGCAGAGAAGATAAGAATCTCCTGAATAACTGCCAAAATCTTAACAAAATTAGTAATTAAGAAGTTATAAATTCCTAATACAACGTCTTTAATCTTATTAGCTAATGTTACAACAAGACCGCCAATCATAACGAAGACGTTTACAATCTCGCTAATGGTTGCGGCAATCATAGAATGAAGCCTATCATAAGCGTCAGCAACTCCGTCAAAGAATGATTTTATAGCATAGAAGAATGCTCCTACAACTGTAAGAACACCATTTATTAATCTATTATTAAGTAATCCATTAAATAATGAAACAAATCCTTCTGCAATTTTAGTTAAGAAAGAAAAGTCAAACGATGTTATAGCATTAGCTAAAGCGTGGAATATTGATGCTATTGCTGATAATGCTGGACCAATTAACGAAAGAAGAATTACCAAAACATTAGCTATTACCGTTCCAGCAATTCTAAAAGCTGCAGTAAGAAGTTCGACAGCACTTCTCAAAGCATTAGAATTAAGAAGAACATCAACAACCATTTCAAGAATGGTAGCTAATACTTCAGCAAACTCAAATACTACATCAACAAGAGGTCCAAATGTCTCTAAAATTCTTACAACAGCTCTTATTACTCTAAAAGAAAAGACTACAAGAGATTTAAGAATTGTAAAGAATTTATATGAGATAGTAACAAGACTTCTCTGAGCTTTATAAGAAAGTGCAAACTTTGAAGTAAGGTCAGCCATTGCCTCCGTGAGGCCTATGACTCCATTCATTCCTCCGTCAAGTATTACTTTAAAGAAACCTTCGAGAATGGGACCAACAACAGAAGCAACTGTATTACCAAGATTCTTAGCAGTTAATGCTAAATTAAGTAATATTTTTGCTGTTTGTGAAACTCTCTTGTCCCACACGGTATTGCCAAAAGCAGCAGAAGCAGCATTAGAGAAATCTTCAAACGAAATCTCGCCATTTCTGCACATCTCACGAATTTCGTCGTCAGTCTTCTCTAAAGTCTCACCAAGCTGATGTAAAATCGTGTCGACGCTCTCTGCTGATTCGGTGCTAGTTGAAGAAAGGTCATCGATCAATTCCTGAACAGTCTTCGTTCCTTCTTTTGTCTGATCGAAGAGCTCTTTCATTGCATTGAAATCTGCTCCTGAAATATCCGAAAGGCCGGACACAGCTTTGGATACTGCATCTTGACCACCCATCCATACAGCAAACAGATCATGTAATTTTGCAGATAGGTTCGTAACTATTCTCGTGAATGCTTCAACGATACTTATCTCTTCTTTTATGTTCGGAAACTCCATTTTGAAATTTAGAGCTTTACGAACATTATTTATCGACAATCTAAGATCATTAAACAGAGGAGTAACCTGAGTTCTTATGGGAGCGATAAAGTCAGCACCAATTTTAGACAATGCAAACTTCATATTACTGAAAGCACCAGAGAATGTGTTATTAGCATCCTTTGCATGCTCACCATAAGCACTATCCATTGCCATAGCAAGGGTCTCGAAACTTATCTTACCCTTTGAAGCCATGTCTCGAATGTCCTGCTCAGTGGCATTAGCAGTCTCTCCGATTTCATTTAGATAGTCCTTAATAACTGCAGCAGCACTTATACCAAGACTAGCAAAGCTCTGCCAGTCTTTACCCATAACTCTTCCCTGACCAGCGATTCTTTCAAAGATGCCTGCAACCTGATCATATTCTGTATTAGCCATTGCGGCAACACCAGAAATTGCTCTCAGAGCAACCTGCATCTCGGTTCTCATTTTTCCGGATGAATCAGCAAATCTTTCGGAGAAGTGCGTTACGTCAACCTGCGAAGTAGCAAGAACTGAAGCTGCTTTAGCTGCTGAGTCAAGACCATATGCAGTATCAGCAACTGCATAGTTAGCAGCATCCATTGCTACTACAAGATCTTCTGTATAACCAGTTAATTCCTGTATCTTTGTTGCATCAGCATCCATGGCCATGGCAAGTTTCGCTACACCTTCTGCTTCTTTTCCAAAGATACCTTCAAGCTGGAATTTAGCTTTAGCAATGTTAGCTGCTCTGTTTGTACCACCGGTTACAATCTGATGCCAAGGTTTAGCAAGCAAACCGAGTAATTTTCCGCCCAAAGTCATCACTTCATTGGTGACTCTCTGAACAGCAGTCATTCCGACTATACCAAAAGTTGAAAAACGATCTGAAAGTGACTGAATGTTATCAGCTACTTTAGATAGATCAATATTATTTGCAGCTTTTGTTAAACTGTCGAAACTTTTAGAATCGAACTGTAAAGAATCTTTAAGATTGTCTACCGCTTCAACTGTTTTGGAGACGTTTTCTATAAATTGACCATTGTCAAACTGTATCTCTACTACTTTAGTTTCAACAACTTCTTCACTCATAGAGCCTCAATCTCCTTTCTCATAGTTTCGGCAATTTCGAATAATACTGGTCTCATAGACGGTGTAATATAATCCACAGGTGGAACCCATACCCCACTACGAGTCCCATGACCATAAGCAATAAGTATTGCGACATTACGTCCGCCTTCTATATCATCATTGTGAAATGATAGAACAGCCATATTAGGCTTATGTTCTATCTGATAAGACCAAGACGAAGCAGCTAGTCCAGTGTATTTGGGTGTGTTTTTTGCAAGTTCTTCAACCCCAAGTCTACCGTAATGGTCCAGCCGTCCAAGTTTAATAAATTCGAGACACTTCTCTAAAAACGTATTTGTCTTTTTAAAGTTCCCTTTTAATCTACATGTGATAGCTGAACCCATTTTGAAATTCCTAACCTTTCGTATGGTATTTAGCACGTCGAGCCTCATTGAGAGCTCTATTTCTCTCAATAATCTCATTCTTACTCATCTTCTTAGGCGGCTGATTCTTTGCATTACATACGGCAACCAACTGAAGAAGACGATTCAGATGCCATTTTTCACATTCGAATGGGATCTGAAGAGCGATCATCCAATAATAGATCAATTCTGAAGTTATAATTTCTCCTGAATTTTTCTTCTGACTTAAATCCGTAACTGTCGTAGCAGTCATTGGATCATTTATGTAATCGGAAATCTTCTGAAAATCTTCAGCAGTTAAATGCTCATAAACGGCATCCGGAACATCTTTATTAATAGTCATACATTTGATGTAGTGGAGCGTTTGCTCTTCGGTATGACCGTTCTTTGAAATAAAGGGTTCATGCCATTTAGATTCCCATTTCGATATAGAGATTAATGAATGTTCGAGATTAAGATTAATCTCTTTAATCCCATCGATCATAACAAATTCATTCTTTTGCGGGTCCCAATACTCCTTATAAGGAGATTCGGGAACATGAATTGTAATCATATTGGCGTCTCCTTTACCAATAAAACCTCCCGAGGCTGTGACACCCCGGGAGACTCGATTAAGCCTTCTGTGCAGACTCGATAACGATTGCAGAATAAGGAACAGTGAGAGCACCAGAGCATCTGGTCTCAATCAGATACTTCATCTTGTTGATGTCGATATCGAAATCATCAAACATAGATACAGCGCCGCCCTTATCAGCACCAACGGTATAGTCGGAAAGATTAACAATAATACCGATAAGATCTCTGTTGGTTCCATCAACAGCTCTCTTCTGGCCTTCCATAACGGGAACAGTAACAATGCGGCTTACACGCATTGCGGAAGCAACCTCAGCCTCGGTCTTGTAAAGTCTGTGACCCATGTTGTCCTCAAGAAGGAGCATATCGGTAAGAATATCCTCAGTGGTATAGAACACAGGATTTCCTGATCCCTTATAATCCTTACGAGCCTTAACAGCTGCACGAATATAAGCCTTAGCCTTGTCGTCATCAGTAGCATCTGAAGAGTACTCAACAAACTGCTTGATGGTGAAGAGATCGTCATCGGTCCAGATAGGTCTGATATGATCGTGCTGGATGTGAGTTCTGTCAGAAGTGAGCTTTCCATCACCGATGAGGATTGCACGAGCAAGTTCCTCGTCGAGCATCATTCTCATTTCGCCACGAATCCAAGCAACAACATCGAAATCGGTGATGTCGATAACATCATCACGATCCATTGACTGATGCTTATAGATGGTCTGAGGATCGGTAGATCTCCTGAGCAGGGTGAATACCTCATCAAGCTTGGTATCGCCCTTGATGTAACCCTTTGCTCTTGCTTCATCCTCAGTGATGTCTGCAAATACAGACTTAATACGGCTGAAAGGAACATGCTTGGTTCCGCTAAGAACACCGGCAACCCAATCGGTATCTCTCTTGATCCATGCAGGAGGATTGTTGAGAGCCTTAGCCTCAGGGAACAGGAATGAAGGATCATTAACCATATATGCCTGTCTATCCTGAGAATACTCGATATCGGTGCCATGCATAATTACATCTTCAATTCCAAGCTCTTCCTTGTGAGCCAGGAAAGACTCCTTAAGTGATCCATATCTCTTCATGTCGGCAAGAACAGCTGCCTGCTCTTCTTTTCCGAATACACTGTGAGAAAGCTCTGCGCCGTTAGAATCCTGATCAAATGCGTTGTGCTTCATAGTTTCATCTTCTCCTTTATTGTTTTTTGCGCCTTTTTCGGCAGCCTGACCAACGAGATAATACAGAACTTTCTTCTGCTTCTCGTTCATGCTGTTGACAATATCTTCGACGGTCTCTTCACCACTGTCATCAGCGTGGGAAATAGATTCGTCTTTAACATCATCGTTATTCATATTATCTTTCTCCTTATCTTCAGAAGCGGGATCGTCTACGATTTTTTCCGCTTTATCTTCCGAATGAGCGAGTTCGAAAATATCATTTTCATCATAGAAAGACATGATAGCTTCATCCGGTTCTTCACCATCGTATGAATGAGCCATAGAAGTATCGATAAATGCTCCGGGATTAGCTCCGGCCAGCACAAGAGATACCTCACGGATCATACCATGAATAACGTCTCCACCATTTTTCTTAAGCTTGTTAGCATAAATGGAGAGAGCCTTAATGTCACCATTTGCTACTAATTTCTTAGCATTTTCTCCCTGAACAGTGTCATTAAATGACAGGTCAGCATACACACCATCATCTCTACGGTGAAGGAGAGCATGACCAAGAACATTCAAGGGACTTGCGTGCTGGTGATCCCACACGAGAGGAACGGTTTCTCCATCACAATCATCAAAAGCACCAGGTCTAATAGTAAGTCCATCAGCGCACTTAATGTTGTAGCGGGTAGCCCATCCACTTACATCATGTGTTTTACCCATTTTGAATTTCCTCCGTCGTCTTACGTATCATGTCTTGATCGAGTTCTTCTGTTTTAGCATTCTCAAGTGCCTCTTTTGGTTGTGAGAGGTTATTATTGATCAACTGATCTGCCTGAGGATCATTTACAGGTTTCATACCAATAGCCTGTCTAATTTCATTAGAAGTTGCGATACAGTTCCTAGTAAGCTTATCTGCCAACTCTGCGAAATCAGCTATGGGCATCAGTTTGAATGGATCTCTGAAGAACATGATAGACTGTCCCTGAGTACGAGCAGTCTTTGTAAGAAATTTGCGTTTCATTTCATCAGTAATTGCAGAAACTATAGGCTCAATTGTCCTTGTATAATAATTCTGCATTACTTTTTCATCAGCGCTACCATCCATGATTGCCTGAGTTATTCCTAACTGACTGTATAGCATATTAGTGAAGTACTCAACTTGTTCGATCATGTTATTATCTATTGATCTATTTAGCTGGGTTATCTTCTCTGTGCCATCTGTATAAGCAATACCATATTTAGAGCTGGAGAGCTGAAGTTCAATGTCTTTTCGCCTATTTTCTGCCTGCTGTCTTCTAGCAGGGGTCTTGATTATATAGGGAAGCTGAATGATCATGTCGAGCTTTCCTGTGGAATTATGCTCGTCAATCGTATCAAGCAAATTAAGTTTACGTATCAATCTTGATGCTGTGGAACTTGGCTCATTCATTACTGAATAGAACGGGTTCTCAATTATAGCAACAGACTCTTTCGGATACGTTACTTCTTGCTCATGACCAGTTCGGTCATTATACGCTTTAATACGAACATGATCTGGATACCACTGAACAATCTTTGCGACTCTCATTGATTCTATATCAAAAGAGCCCTCTGTGATGTTTACATTAGTATCTACAGGCAAAACCGCCACACAACCTTCGTCAAGAAGAGATATTACCAAATCCTGAATGAATTGTCTTCCAGTTTGATCTTTGTTAGCGGAAAGAGAAAGACAGGTATTTAATCCGTCTTTTATCTCTTCTTTATAACGGCCATCTTCATCAGTACGTACATGTCTGATGTTTATTGTAGCTGCGTCCATTGCTATACGGTTGTATACCGCATTAATTATGGAACGTTCATTTCCTCGAGTGAATCTAACTCGATCAGGTCTTGTGTAATAGGCTTCCCCATAATCCCTGTAATCTTTATAAGGGCCGTCCCTGCCAAGAAAGGCATTCCAGCCATGCTGAAGTCTTTCGACTATGCTCATTTCGAATTTTCCTTTCTTGATACATTATTTAAGATCTTTTAAATTTTTACCTTCATCCAATCAGACCAATCACTTGCGGTGAAGTACTCACTGTCTCCTTCGGCATATGCCCCTTGAACTACATAGGCTCCTTTGGGAATATCCGAGACCTTGGTACCCTTAAGATCTTCCATAACCGACTTATAGTTCTTGACATCTCTTGCTTTTTTTGCAGCAGCTGAGATTTCTTCATCAGATGCTGTATCTATGTCTATATTGAGGTTGGTGTGGTGCTCTTGTTTTTTGTCATCTTCTTTTAACCTTAAAGAATCTCTTATATAATTCTTTAAAGCCTCTGAGAAAGCAGCAGGTACATCTTTAGCAAGACTGTTTTTAAGATTTGTTGTGAACTGTTTTCCGATAGTTACTTTTTCTGGATGTAGCTTAGAATACTTCTCTTTAAAATCTATTTCTTGCTGCATTCTAGCGTTAAGATCCCTGAGTTCCTGATCACTCATCTTAGAAATATCTTTCTTAGACTTATCAGAATCAGTTTTTCTATTCGCTTCTTCTTTCTGCTTCTTCTCAGCTTCTTTACGTTCTTTCTCTTTTCTCTCTGTTTCGTTCTTAGGATCTTCAACAGAAGTTTCGGTATCAAGTCTACGCCCTTTATGATCATAGACCTTTCCATCAGCAGTTTTGAACGTAGTATTTTTATTAATCTTTTTGTTACTTCCGGTTCGGAGATTATAGCTTCTAACCATACCTTTCATTTGGTCTTTGGTTAAAATATCCCCATATCTTTTTCGACCTTCTTCAGTAAGTGATCCATCTGGATTCTGGAATCTACGAACACCCCATTTCATTCCAAGAATTCCGTGATGCTCAAGATAATCGTAAGATCTAACTACTACATAATCACTCATAGTTGACCCTCCTTATCTTGTCTGTCTAGCAATCTCTTCGAGAGCAGCATATGTCTGTGGATTAGCCATAACATTATTTCCAGTCATCATACTATTTGCATACGCATTACCAAAACTAGCGGCAGTTGACTGTCCATATGTAGCAAATGTATTAAGTGCCTGTTGGCCTTCAGGACTGGATATGTATCTCATGAGATTATTAAAATCACCATTAGACGCCAAAGTTGTAGCTTTATCGACAGTATTAAATGCAGTCATCATTGTGTTCTGCGTCTTGGGGTCTGTAAGCATTTTTCCTAACTGAAGATAGTCATTGGTTTTCTCAAGCTGCATTGCTGTATTAACAACCTGACCAAGCATAACCGATGTCATGGTCTTAGCTAAGTAAATAGATCCAGCAATCTTAGCTACATCATAAGTATAAGCAGCAACTTTTTTAGCGCCTTCCCAAATTTTTCGTCTGGTTTCGGCATTCTTAATCTTTTTGGCTTCTATTTCTTCTGGGGTTAGCTCTTTTTTAGTTCTTCTACTTCCACCATTGTATCTAGCGGCTGTATCACTATTCCAGACTCCCCACTTCATTCCTAAAATACCATGATGCTCCAAATAATCCGGAGACCTTTGTACATAATAAACACTCATATTGGATCTCCTCATAAAAGAATTCCTGCACCATATGAAAGTGCGAAAACCAGCCTATTAAATCGAGGAAAGGAGACGAGAAAGAACGATTTTCAACCAATTCTCGCACTCTCGTATGATGCAGGAATTCTAATAAAATATCTTTACTTAGACAGAGGATAGATCTTCGATGTTGCCTCGTCTAAGCTGCCATCAGCTTTTGCTTTTTCGATAGCTTCAGCTGCATTCTCAGGTATAACCTTGTTGATAAACTCGGTTGCTGCTTCAGTATTGGTAGCGAGCTCCATGAAAATTACTGAATATGCAGCCGTCTGCTCGAACTGTTCGCTCAGGGGTCTTCCGGTAGCAGGATCTTTCTTAAGGAATGACTTACCATCGAGTGATCTCTCACCATAAGCCATAAGAATGAGCTGCTTGAAAAGCTTAATAAGCTCGGGAGTGTTCTGAGCATTTGCTATCCTGGTGATCCACTGGTCGAATCCGCCTTCTTTAGAAAGCTCCATCTCCATGATCTCTGCTTCGGAAAGGTTGAAATATACATCTTCCTTTCTCTGGTTTCCAAGATAGTCTTTGTATTCGATAGTCTTAATGTACATGTTTTGCTCCTTTCTAAGCACAACAAATTAGGGGCCAGCCGTTATTGACTAGCCCCAGAAAAACATTTTGATTCTTGCGATTAAGCAAGCATTGCAAGAACTGCGTCGGGAAGAGGAAGATAAGGATCAGTACCGGTCTGTCCGCTTTCTCCATCGGTTCCAAAGAGAGCATCCTCGAGATCATCAAGCTTCTTCTTAGCTGCAGTCTCAGTGAAGTTGGTGCTGTCAATGGTGAGAATTGAAGTGGGCTTAAGTTCCTTGCCATCAACCTTGGTGGTGAGAGCAATAGGAGTGGTGGTGAACTCCCAAGAGAACTCAATAGTATCAGGGCTGTCATTAACAGTCTGATAATCTCTCTCTGAAGGAGATGCCTGACATCCATAAACGAGGTGAAGCTTATAGCCGTGATCGTTACCATCACTATCGTTACCAATAATGGTTCTATAAGCAAGACCAAAGCTCTTTCTGGACTGCTGTCCAACAGTTACACCGTTAACAACAGCTTCTCCATTACACTTCTTCCACTCATCGGGATAAGTGAATGCCTTAATGGTTCCCTTGAAGGTCTCTGCTGAATACAGAGTAACATACTTGATATTATCAGCATACTTATCAGTAGGTTCTGCACCCTCAGGAGTCTCGGTAACACCGGTGATTCCGTTCCAAGCTACTCCAAGAGGATAAGTGCCATTATCGTTAAGATAAAGGGCACAGTGATCGATTCCAGTCTCGAACAGTCTCTGTCCAATCTGGTCCCAAAGAAGTTTAGACATGATTTTAATCCTTTCGTTTAAATTGTTTTTGTTTGTTGCTTGCTAAGTGTAAGATTAACTAGGATTATTCCCACACAAAAGCGAATTTATTCATACCCATCTGCCTTTGGCTATGGTGGGATGATTACTTATTTTTCTTTGTATTTCCCATTTCTGTCATAGAATACTATGATGAGCAAGATAGTCTTCTTTATTATAAACTACATCAAATAAAGAATGTTTAACGACATTTTTCATAGAACGTCCGCCATGAACTCCACGATGGTATAGTTCATCGCCGGGATAAGATACAGTGTAAGAATGAGCTAAAAATTCTGGATAATTTTTCGAATAATCTACTATCAGTCTACGTATATAAGATGCTGCTTTTTTTATTTCGGAATCAGGAATATATGATCCTGGTATACCACCCCAAGCATTGGGATCATTTTGCTGTTTTATAAACTTTTCGATTGAGCTCAAATCATTAATCATATACGGCTTAGCATCTAAATATTTTCCGGTGCCAGAAACAAAGCTATCATTTTTATTATCGCTAAAATTGTAATTAATTGTTGGTACACGTCTTGTTCCATTCTTATTTTTATCATATATTTTTATTTGAGCACCGATAAAGTAATATGGAGTTCTTTTATTTAAATTTGGAGAATAATATCCTTGGTGCTGATACGTAGCATCTTTTTTTACATTTGGAGCATATGTTATGCCATGTTTTATCACTTCATATCTCATAATTCATCACCTATACAAAGTAAACACATCGTGATAAAGACCGTCACTGACAAAAGGTCGATCATATCGGCACATTTGGAAATGGTCGGTAACTATGTCAATCATGTCTGGGTCGGCTTCATTACTGATGTAGGTTAACGTGTAACATTTGAACAACAAATACTTCTTGCTATCAGCATTAAACTGACTTGCTGACTTCCTCTCAAATACAAAACAAGGGTATTTCATTTTGGTGTTGCTAGGTGGCTGGAAGTATACATTGTTCGAGCCCAAGATTGACTTAAGCTCATTCTGGAGGTCAAGCGTCGTTCCCATCTGCCTTTGGCTATGGTGGGATGATTACTTATTTGTGATTTCTATCCCATTCTTCTTTTGCTTTACTCCATTCTTCATCTTCGAATCCTTCGTAAGTTTTTCTAAAATCATGAAAAGCTGTAAGATCTCCACCTTGACTTTCCATACTTTTTAACATTTCTGGTTCATTCTTTTTAAACCAATCATATGTTCTATCGTATGCTCTACTAGAAGCTTTATAACGTTCTTCGGAATCATAGAAGTCCTCGGAATCATAGAAGTCCATAGCATTCTTTCTATCTTCTTTACTAGTTATTCTGGTCGATTCGGGGAGCTCTCCAGGTTTCTTATCAGATCTCTGTTTATCGATTGACCTATCGATCATCTCGACTCTCAAATCCCTGAATCCGTTAAGGAATTCTCTTCCGGCGTTTATGACTTTGCCACTAACAACACTACCAGCAAGAGCAGCTACAGGAAGCAAAGGGTTAACACTTAAAACACCAGCAGCCATTAATCCAGCTAGAGTTCCTGCTCCGACAATGCCAGTTGCTCCTGTAGCAACAGATGTTGCAGCGTTGCGGTATTTTGTCTTTGTCATCCTATTTACTTTATTGGCTGAAACGAGAGCTTTCTTCTCGGAATAAGACAAATTAGGGTCCTGAATATTCTTCTTCAGTTGGCGAACGGTATAGTTTCGACCATAATGCTTCCTACCAGCCTCAGTAAGTGATCCATCAGGGTTCTGATATCGTCTGATGCCCCATTTCATTCCGAGAATGCCATGATGAGCTAGGTAATCTTCTTTGTCGTAAACTTCATCTGGTTTTGGATTTCTCAACACATAATAATCCATTTTGATTTCCTTTCTGGATTACTCGAAAGCATCCTGATTGTTCTTGTAAGCTATAAACGCATCCATCGAAGCCGCTACGGGGTCAATCTTTGCCTCATAACGTTTCTTCAACAGTTTGCGGTTACCATTGGTATCCTCCATGACAATACAGTTACCCATTGCAAACTGCATTATGCCTTCGTTGAATACCCATAGCTTATCGGCAGCCAATTTCTTTATCTCGCCCAAAGGAACTGACTCAGTTTTAGAACCCTGAATGACTTTCTCTATGCCAAATGGACCATTCTCAGATGCCCAACGCTCAACAAACTCTTTTGCATTGTAAGGGTCATAGCCAAAGCATCGAATGTCATACTCCATTCTTGTTATAAAGTCATCAAGTTCATCGTATACTTGCATCAGATCAAGAATTACTCCATCCATAATTACCAATGATCCTTCATTGATGAATTCCTGGTACTTATTTCTCATTGATGGAGGTAACTGATCAAGAGTTCTACTTGAAATGTAGTTTCGAGTCTTAATACCGAATGCTCCACCAGGAAGCGGGAACAAAAAGCTGAATGCACAGAAGTCATCTCCTTGTGAAAGGTCTGCTCCCATAGCACAAGCCATGCCCTTAAGACTATATAATCTCTGAGGTTTTGTCTCCTCAAATGTAAAGAAGTAAGTTAAGCCTTCCATCGGTATACCGAATCGTTTAGCGAGAATATCATTCCTTGTGGATGGAACGTTTTCGGCTCTATCTACTTCTATTCTATAGGTTTCATAGCTTACGGTCTTTCCGAGATTAGGGTTGGCTTTAAGCCACATCTCTTCCATTCCAACTTCACTTACATCATCGAGCTTATACCACCAAATACTTACATGTGGATTCTCATACTCGCCTCGTAAGATCTTTGTTAATTCTATTTTGATGTCATCGCCAGGACCATTTCGCACAGTACCTTCGGATGACACCGATAGAATTAACCAATCATCGTTCTTTGCACAGCTCTGTTCCAGTGGAGTCATTACATCTTCTCGGATGTCTCCAGAAAGCCACTCATCAATTGTTGCAATCTTACACCTAGAACCCTGAAGCTTATCGATGTCCATAGGGACTATCTCTAAGATAGAGTTTGTAAGGAAGTCTTCAATTCCTTTCTTCGTAGACGCGAGTTTACAACGATTTGCTTTACTTCCTGTAGTATTCTGTAATGATCCTTCTGTTAAGAACTTAAACAAAGGTCCTTTCGATCTCGTGATTGCTGTTTTTAGTGAAGACATAACCTCTTCGGCCTGTCTCATTGTTGGTGCTGTAGTTACTTGCTTTGTCGTACTTGTGTCAACGGTAAGGAAGTAACTCTGAACACACGATTCATACAATGTTTTAGCAGCACCTCTTCCGATGATTAGGTACTGCTTGTTGATAAGCCTGGTTTTTACTTCGCGGTATTCGAAATGGCCACCGCCTTCTTCCCAATCATTAGGAACAAACACTGACTTATTCTTGAAGTAATACCAGCCAAAGATTTCCTCGCCCCATAACTTGAATGTATCAAGCATATGGAGATCCGAACCGTCAGTTAATGTTAACTCTTTCTCGCTAAAAGCAATCCATCCTTCTACTATAGTGTCATCATAGTAAATATCTGGATCTCTTATTAGTTCATCGATGCGGTTCATCTCCATGGAGACTTCACGGTTGACTGGTATCTCTCCGCGTAATACCGCATCACGGAACTGACCGTAATAATACGGTGTCGCGGTGTTTGATAGCATGTGTACCTCCTATTCTTCTGAAGCCGCTCCAGAATATAACTTCATAGCGGCAATAGCTTCGGCATACATACTGTCTGTCTTAATCTGTGAGTCGAGGGCTTCTACTTTCTTCTGTAGAAGTTTGTTCTCATTACGTAATTTCTCCAGCTCTAACTGCTTTTCCATAGAACCAAGCTTTAAAAAGTGACAAGTCTCCTGTGACGTTGCGGTTCCATTAAGTAATCTCTGCTCTACTAAGTTGTATGAAAGATTAATTAACTGTTTTTCTCGCTCGTCGGGATCGACTGCCCTTTTAATTCTCTTAACTTCTACTGGAGCTCCCTCTTCTTTCTTTCTTCCCAAGACAATCGACCTCCTTTCCTTATAGTTAAAAAATATCGATTGTAAAAAAATGTTATCCTATTATGAGGAATAATCCTCGATTAATGAAGGGAGAACATTATGGCTAATAACTATACAAAACATATCTTCTTTGATGACGAAGAAACAGCTTTAAGATTTAAAGCTCTTTATGGATGTGTAATAGACGTGGATGCTAATAGCTATTGGGTTCGTAATTATTATGGACCAAATGCTAAAGATAAAATTCATGTGTATTATCACGGGACTAGTGAGGAGTTTGAAGAGATTGTAAAGGCAATAAAATTGAAGAAGAAAAGATGGGGAGGTCATTTATGTTACTACTTTGAGTAACAAAAAGTTCAGGAGTTGAAATATACTCCTGTCCTTTTCTTTTTTTCAAACCCATCTATTTTTCTTATAGTCAAACATCCGCACAGGTATGCCATTCTCAAGCATTCTCTGAACGTTCAATGACATAGCTGAATCAATTCTGTCATCTTCTGGCATGATTGCAAAACCTTTTGTGCTTTCGGTAGTCATAGCAATATCTTTCTGCCTTCTTATTGCTCTTTCGTCAGTTTCTCCATTACCACTGATTCGTTCTACTCTCCAATTACCAACATTGTTTCGAACTCTTGGATCAGTTGTGTAAACTACAACATTCTTATAGCCATTCTTTGCTAAATATTCCTGAACTCTGGTGTCTGCACCAGGAGCATCGCCTATTAAAACCTTAGCGTTGGCTTTAATAATACGATTTACTTCCTGCTTCATCGCACTATTGAGTGGTTCGTCATAGCTTACTTTGCCACTTATGAAAACTTTGTCGCTGCTTTTGTATTTGTTTCCATAATGTTTCTTTCCGTCTTCTGTAAGACTGCCATCAGCATTCTGGTATCTTCGCACTCCCCACTTTTGGCCGAGGACGCCATGATGAGCTAAATATGTCATTACAGCTTACCTCCATAAAGTGATTTGTTTTTACCAAATATCCCCCCGGAGAATTTTTAAAG